TCGATCTCCGAGCGAAAAGATAAAGCGAGCCGGTTACTCCATCTGTCGAAGAGCTTATATAAGTTCTTCTTGGATTGGTTTCAATTGTAAACGTCTCAAAATCATCTGGTGTAACTCGTTGTATTGACATAGCATATGTTCAATCTGATGTATCAGAAATCAAGTCTTACTTTGAAAGTAATATCTCTTTCGGAATCTTTAAGAACTGGGCGTGAAAGCTTTGCTACTCCAAGAAGATTGTTATTGTCATCATACAATCCGATTGAAGAGACAAACGTAAATGCTTCTTGTTCTAATTCTTGTCCTTCATCAATAACAACTATTCTATTATTATCATCTGTGAATGTTGGATTGGAAGAATAGTTGAATGAATCTGGATTTGCACGACAGAAGAATATTGTGCTATTGATATTTGTTACGTTCTGGAAAGTCATTGCAGTCTCATTTGAGGCTGTAAATCTTGTAGAACACAAGTGATCAAGGAAGTTATCAATAGAGGCAGAAGCGCCAAACATGCAAAGTGATGCAGACATATTTGGATTTATGCCGCTGCTATATTCGACAGAATCAATCGCCCCAGAAATATAAGTTCTTTGATCAAAACTTCTTGACATATCAAGAATCATAATACCACGATCAAGGAACAATAATCCATATGGATTTGTTGTGTTGGCAGAATCAACCAAAACGGCAGCTTCGCCACCAACTGTATAATATTTGTTAGTGCTTGAATTAATATCTGTAAGAATTGATGCGCTAACGCCAGTTTTAACAATATTGTTGCTTACACCGGCTGGAGTTGGAATCGCAGCGCCGCCACCGGAAGCGGACACAAAAAATCTAATTGCTGTTGTTTCTCTTTTAACCTTGTCACGTGCAAACAAACGTTTGAAACAAATGAAAATGGCTTCTTTTATTTCTATTGTGTTGTTTGATGAAGGTGCTGTTGCAGTAAATACGGCATTTTCATCCCCAAGTAATTCACGAGCAAACAGACGATATATATCAAGCTTTTCTCTCATCATAAGAGAGTTTACAGGGAAGATATATTTGCCATTTGCATCTATGGTAGGGGACCAAGCAGATACTATTGATGAACCTGTAGCATATCCATAAGTTATATCGAAAACTGGATTTGCAGTTTGTAAAGTGAAATCTTGGTCAAATACAGTTTGGAACAAGGAAGACGTAACTCCTGGACCAAGACCTCCAGTTACGAATACTTGATATTCTTTTCTTGTGGATGAACCGGAAATATCGGAACCAATGATATCAACCAATTGGTTTAAATAAGAAGTTGTAGATTTTATGTCTTGATTGTCAAACGCTTGAAAAGTAGCCATTATACTTTTTCCTTATCAGGTTAATTTGTTAATTTGAACCAAAATGTCTAGTGTAGCACCAGATTGTAGACCCGTAACTTTCATATACGTATTGATTGTAGTCTTAGTGCTTGTTCCATTTACTGCGCCATATATTTGAAACTGTGAGCTAGTAATAGAACGAGTTCTTAAAGTGAAATTAAGAACGGAACCGTTTGTATCTGAAGCTCTGCCAGCAGTAGATGGGATCAAATATGTTGATGTTTGATTTTGAGATTCTGTATATTCAGGGGTTTCTTTATCAATATCTAAGAACTGAGAGTTTATTTGAACCAAATATGTAGCATCAACTAACTCACTATTAACGTTCAATGGATCAGCAAAAACTTGTTGTATTGTTACGTTTGAAGTTTTAGCATTTGAAGCACCTATTTGAATATTGGTGCCATTTCCAACAAGGCTAATGCTTGGCAAATATATTAGATTTGGGTCAGAAACAGATACACAACGATATTTTTGCGCTAATGAACCATTTGTTAATGCTTCGAAGATTGGAGTATTTTTCTCAATCTTTTCTTTGCCAACAGTTCTTCCATACTTCTGTATAATACCGTAATCAATTTCATCATCTCCAAGAGCAAACTTACTAACTTTGAAGCTTTGATTGTTTTGTGAAAGAAACTTTCTTCCGGTGTCGGTAAGAACGGCATCTAAAATAATATTATTTGTATCGCCTTGTAAAAATCCCATATATGTCTCCAGACCTTATTTTATTAAACTAAGCTTGTCGGTAGTAAAGCTTCCTATGTTATTATTTATTGAAGTAGTTGAATTTTTTGATATGTTGTTTGTTCCGGGCTTATCAGTTTGATCTCTTGTGTCGTTCAAATTAATATTAACCGTCTGTTCACTTTGAAGGTCAATATTAATCATTTGTAGTTTATAAGTAGAATTCTGATCTGTCTTCAATAATTGCAAATCCGTTGGAGGACTGCCTTGACTTGTAACTTTTAAGTATTCCGGATTGAAAATTATTTGCAACTTTTTAGAACCGCTAGTTCTTATAGAATCAACAAAAGCATCTTTTTGCAAGAAAAAGTTTGGATAAGCCTTGGGAGCGCCCTGTTTAGATATTGATCTCTTAATTAATTTATTTTGATTTATATCGAAAGATATTTGTAATTGAACAGAATAGTTTGAGCTATATCCATGAGCATCTATACATGCAATTGCATATATTGCCGTATCTTGCTTTGTAAATTCTTCGTCTCTGTAATATTTGATTGGCAACGCTGTGCCATTTGGTGTTCGTAAATTTTCAACCAAAACTTGATCAATGAAATTTTCTGACATTTCTAAAGGTGATAGAGGAGTTTGACTATCGTTAAAGTCATAAACCTTATACAGTTGAAAAGGTTCATTAATTCCGTTTCTTTTAAATACTTGTATATATTTTATATCACGTTGTGGATTTACGGGAAGATTCCATGTTAAAAATGGAAGATTTCTTTGATAATCCCATGTGATATCAAAATCTACAGGAGGAGGAGGCGGAACGTTTTCTTTGCACGTTAAATAAACTTCGGGACTTCTTTGTGAAGCCACCAAATATGTAGTCATACCAAATTCAATGCTGTCATCAGTAATATTATATGTTGGTATTTCAAGTAGAAATATAGATTTTACTGTATATCCATATTGAGTTCCATACTTGACATTATAGTCAATACATTCTGAAACTGCTGGTGAATCAACTATAATTGGAGTTTTTACAATTGGTTGTCCAGTTGTTGGATATTCTGTTTTTTCTATTATGTATCCAATTATTTGAAAATCGGTCTTATATATGCCTGGCTGGACCTCAGTATTATAACTGATATAGTTTGGCATATTCATTTGATAATCGACAGCATCGATTACTGAATTAGAACGAGCTACTATTGCGTTTTCCTGAACTGTTCTGGCTTTTGGTAATGAAGCATATGTTTCATCACCGAATATATTGTCCGGTTGCTGGACTGAAGACTTTATAAGGGTTGCAATTCTTTTATTGTTGAACAAAGCTTTCAGTTTAACATTTCTCATTTGATTGACAATTGTTTCTGATATGGCTTTTTTGTTTTCGTTATTGATATATTTGATACCGTTCTTTTCTAAATCTATAAATGATTCTGCCAAAAAACTTCCTTCTACTTGATTGGAAGTTCTAGAGTTTAATAGTTTTACTATATCTAATTGTGATAAACTGCTGGTATCTATAGATTGTTGAACGATTGTAGAATCGATTGCTTTATTGATTGAGTAAAGAACTTTACCATCAGCTCCATTGTCTTTGAATAAGAGACTGGTAAAAAAATCAGAGGACAGGGTTTCTTCATCTAAGATTTTATCTAGATTGTTTTTTATAGATACTGAACCAATCCAATCAGGTCGATTACCCAGCGTAATTGGATTCCATTTTAAATTTACATATCTTGGAACAAATCTTTCTATCTTTCTTTTAAGTTGTTGTCTCAAAGATGAATTCTGATAATTTTGTATATCATTTTGCAACTTATTTGGAACAGCATTCAAAGGATATTCATTGATATATTCATCCGGCAAATAAAAATTATATACAAAGGATGCATCTGGATTTTGTATTTCTCCAGGAGCATCTATTATTACAGACTTATTTGAAGGATATGATTTTGTCATTTTCTAATCTTTATAAAAGTTTTTTTCTAGTTATGTTGTTGTTTAATCCTTGAGTGATTAACGCATTACGTAATGTTGAGGCAACTCTTTTCATATTTGTTCCAGAAGAAATTTGAGTAATTGTTGGAACTATAGTAGCTTGTCTGGTATCTGCCGCAGTTTCTATCTGAACAAAGACATCTCTAAGTATGAATTCATCCGCTTTACCGTCTACAAGATAATATTTGTTATTTTGCCCTTCTTTTCGATATATGACTTTGTTTCCTAATGGTGTCAGTAAAGAACTAATATCCGGATTTAAAAGTTTTGTTTTTTCAATGTCTATTTCTAATACGTACATCTGAATTGGAATATAAAATATTCTATCAAAAAGTTTTGGATACAGCACACGATTAATAACTTCTCCTTGATTAAACACAACGCTTCCGTAGGTAAAAAGTCGATACAAATCCTTTACACTATCGTTAATGTCAGGATTCGCTAATATTTGAGCTGTTGTATTTGAATTGTTTGGAGCAGTTAAGTTCAACTGTTTAATATAAGTGTCTACTAATGCTCTCGCTTTTGGATTAAGAACTCGCCCTGGAGCTTCTGGATACGTAAAAGTATCTTCTGTTGGCTTTACACCAGTAGTCATACTCATATACAATCCAAATAGATAGCTATTCATATGATTAACGAAAAGTTCTTTTTTCTGTTCTTCAGATAAGAAGCCATATTTTGGATCTTTTCTAATTGAATCCAAAGTTACATTTGAAGGATTAAATGGATTTTCAAAATCGCTAACAGTTAAACGTTCAAGAATATCCAAATATCTTTCTCCTACCTGTGGTTTGGTGTCTACTATATTCTTTTTTGTAACAAAAAGACTTGAATCGAATATCAGCTTTGTAGGCTTAAAAATAAGATTTGGATATTTTGCATTTCGAACATAAGCATTTATATAAATTAAGTCTCCTTGTCTTTCTTGGAAAGTTTTGTCATTTATATCTCTTATGTTGATTCTATCCGTAAGATATTTTGTAAAACCGGTAGGCAACCCTACTGACAATATCTTGTAGTTTCTTTTAATATCAGCTTCACCAAAATTTGTCGTTGGTTTATAGTTTTCAAGCATCTTTTCTAATGCAGCATACTCTTCCGGAACTATTGCATCGGATACAATCATTTCGATATCTTTTATATCGGTGGTCGAATTGCTACCACCACCAGGATTCGAAACAAATTCTAGCGGAACATTTGTTTTTTGCTTTATTTCTTCAAATGTTTGTGCCGATATACGCAACTGTGAAACGTTCTTAATTAAATTTAAGTTTGTTATTGGACTTGTTTTTAAGAAGGCTTTTAATCCGTCCTGAGTAAAGAATTGTTTAACTTGGTTTAATGAAAGATTCAAGTTATTACCAATTGTCTTGTATATGCCCAATATATTTAATATATCGTTGTATTCTTGTTGAATCTTTTTCTTGTTATTCTCTAGAGATACGAAATATGGATTATTGCTTCGTTCTTTTTGAGCATCTTCTTCTTTAACATCTCCGCCTAGTAATCCAATTGCTTTTTGAACCATGCCGGTATTTGTTAAATCGATTGCCAAATTAACGATGTTAATAATTCCTGTTTTTGTCTCTGAAGATGTTGTTACTTTCAACAATACATCAACTCTTCCATCGTTAGTAGCTTCATCCCCTCCTGCTTCAGCAGCAACCGTTGCTATTAGGTCGCCACCTTCACTCAATTGAACTTTTCCAAACACGTCTTGGCTGCTTGTTCCTTTTGGCTTTATAAAAGAATATTTTTTAGAGTATTGACAAAATATTTCATATAACATGAACAATTGAGTGCTACAACTTAATGAGCTCAATCTTGTTCTTCCAGAGTTATCATTAAGCAAATGCACATTCGAACCATTGACCTGCGCAGATTCAAACAAAGAATTTGCCAAATTAATGTATTGATATATTAAGTTAACATTTCCAAATGGACCTTGCCCAAGAGCTGCCTTTGTAAGCACTTCGCTTATATCATCTATGCTAATAAAAACATTAATCTCTTTGCCACTGTTGAAACCAGATACACTTGGTGAATCAGCAGACTCTGGTTTTAAACTAGAACGATATATGTTTGATATTCTTTCAGCCAAAGCTTTCAAAACAAGAATGAGATTTTTGCCATCTGTTGTCGGTATACCTTGTTGCAATTCATTCAAGGCATTAGTGACTCCGAAGGCGGCTGCTAAAGCTGTTGCTGGAAAAACAGGTGGCTGTAAGTTTAGAGTTGTCTGTATTTCGTTTCTGGCTATTATGTTAAACAAGCTATTATTTTGTTCCGGAACATTTCTAATAAGACCAGCAAGAATACAGAATGAAAAAAGGTAAAGCTTTAATTCTGGATTAGAGTTTGCTGAACTGAAAATGTTCATTATTAGAGCTTGCTCTGTAGTAACTTCTAAGACAGTCGGATCTGGAACATTTAGTTCGTTAATTTGCCTTGTAATGTCATCGATTCTTTTCTGTAAAGCTTTAATGATAGGTGGATTTTTTATATCTTCAATTGCTTTATTTACAGATGCATCATTAGATTGATAAATATTCCCGACACTGTTCTTGGACTGATCTCCAAGAAAATTGCCGTCAGTTGTTGATGTTGCTGTTCCTGCCACATCTCCGCCGTAAGTAATATTACCATCGGGGATCTTTTTCTGTTCTTCAGCTAGCTGTTCAGTAAGTTCTTTTTTTGTTTGTTCTAAAGCTAGCTTTTTAAGATATTTTGCCGGATCTAACCTGCTTGCAACTTCTTCTTCTGTTTCAGTAACTTTATCAAAAGCTACATAAAATGCTTCTAATATTTTTTTATTAAGCTCTGATGGATTCAAAAGCTTGTCTATGGAATTTACATTCGAATCTTGAATGTTGAAAAGATTAATTAATAGATCGGACGCATTCTCAATAATTGCATTATAATTGCTGATGTATGATGTATATGGTTCTGTATTCCACTCAGTTCCAGATGGCTTTATTATTTGTTCCGAATAATATGATTCTCCTGGAATCCATACTATATTTGAGTTGTTAGGATCGTTAATATATTTTGTTTCGAATGGTAGCACATTAACATTGCTCTGACCAGATATTGGCACATATGTCAATGATGAGATTCCTGTTCTACTATTTGGCGCTTGCAATATGTTTACCGGTATATCTCCAAGTATTGCATTAAATGGATTGCCAACGTTTGGAGCATTAAATTTGTTTAAAAGTGTTTGATTTTTTGAATTACCAAGACCGCTTGAAACAACATATTCTTTTGCTAATAAATAAGTTAAAAGTTTTATTCTAGCGTCTGTATCTGCCGGTAGCAAACTTAAAAATTTGTTAAAAACAGAAGGATCCGCAGCGTTCAATATTGCATTATTTTGTGATTGGAAGTTTGATATATCAAAACTAAAACCAACAGATTCTTGGCTTAAATCGATGTTTATAGGATTGATATCATTAAGTCTTCCTAGATTCAATCGATCTAAAAGTGAGAAAGAATAATTTTGCAATCTTATTTTAAAATCGTAAAGAAGCTGCAAGAACAATTTTGTTTCAGAAAATACAGAATATTGTTGTTCTGTATATTTCATATTTTCAATGAAATATTTCTTTAGAGAAGATATGGCGGTTTGATTAACTTTGTAATTTTCTTCTGGAATTAGCCTGATTTCAAATGATTTTTTGATGGTGTTTATGTTGTCCAAAACATTCTTGTAGTAGTTGAGATTGTTCTGAACTAGTTGTATTTCTGCAAGATAATCATTTCGAACAGGACCGAATGGGTTTGATTGGTTATTCGAAGCTTTTATATTTTTAATGAGGCTTATTAAGTTATCTTGTCTTAATTGTTTCGTTTGATATTGAAATTTTAAGAACAAACCAGAATCAGTATACTGTCTTTGTAAGATAGAATCTGTGTTTGCTGAGTTTGTAAAAGCTTTCCACATCGGAGCCAGATCCAAAACAGATATTAGTTCTGGACGCAAGTCTTGTCCTGCTACTCCTGCGCTATTAACAAATTGCAATTGATTATCGGTAGATGTTAAAGTTGAAACGTTTAAGGAATCCTGAGATAATTTTGCACTGGTTTCTTCTAGGGAAGGGGTGTAAGAAATAAGCGACGGCACGGTCCTGCCGCCCTTTAAAGGCTTTTGATTCAACAAAGCATACAACGTCTTCGAATCGATTTTACGGACGTTATAACTGACATTGGGCGGCGCAACGTAGTTAAAGTTTTTTGTATTTGGTATGCGATTAACCAAGCTGGCAAATGTAACATCTAGAGTCTCATTAACGCCAGAGGCAACTGAATTGCCTATAGTCTCTTTGGCTGGTTCTGTAACAATACCCGCATCATTTCCGGTTGTTTTTCTTATGTTAATTGACATAGGCTTTTATAAATAGTATTATATGACAATTCTGTTTGTTTGTGATGCAGTGCCTTGTATATCATTGTAATATACAGGAGTTATAAAGTATGTAGCTGGACCTTTTTCGTTATTGTTAAACTGATCTAGAAACAAGTAATTTCCTGTAGAAGTTATACTGTGAGCTGCACCAACTATAGTTTTCAAACCAGACATATCACGAGTTATAATGAAATAATCGATTTTTTTATTGTTTCCAACTACGTTCCATTCGAGCAAACATCCTCTATTTCTAATAGCATTTGCAACAGCATTTGTAATTTTTGGTAAATCTTCGGCAACTGATATTGTAATCTCTTTTATATCAACTACCGGTCCAAATTCAAATGAAGGTAACGTTTGAGGATAACTTCTAACTATAGAACTATCAGTATATAATGTCCCATTTCTAAAAGTTACTGGCTGAACCCATTCATATGGATAAAATTCATATGTCTTTACAAGATTAAGATTTTTTCTGCTTTCTTTAACTGTTTTAGCAACAGTTCTATGGCTTGTAGGATATAACGTTTCCGGATCTCTTAACAATGTCGATATCGTATATTTGTATTGAACCCCAGGTACCAAAGGTTTAATTCCTTTAGATATTCCTTGTTTTCTATCAGAAAAAACTGTATCAGTTATAACTCCAAAATCTTCTATTTCACTTGTCGTTTGATTGAGTCTTAAAACTTTATAGGCAAACAAATTTTGTAATTTTTGTTTGTTATCTATTATATCTTGTCCATATTCTGCTAGTAAATTTTGAGCAGTTAATAGTTTTTTCAAATCTTCTGCTTGATTATTGTTAACGCTATAAGTTACATTGAACGTAACGTCTGGTATACCATTTCCATACGTAGAGTTTTGAAGATTTACAATGTTTGCAGTTGCTATGTTTTTATCGATAGGTCTATATTCTACCGTTAACAGTTGTGGAGCTAATTGCTCAATTCCGTCCAGATAGATTATGCCAATCTTATATTCATAAACATTGTATTTTTTTACTTTCTGATCAACCAATCTCATAGGCAATATGCTGTTTGATTGAACACGAATTATGTTTGAAATACGAGTAAAATTTTTCTCATTAATAGTCTTATTTCTTCTGTAGAAACAAATAGCGACGGCTTCAACCGGAACGTCTGATGCTTTAACAATTAAAGAATCAACATCAGTAGAATAATCTAAAACACAAAAACTTCTTCTTTTTGTTACTTTTCTTGGAATAGAACGACTTTCATTTGGTATCAATATTGTGCTAAATACAGAAGCCAAAGATTTGTCTTCATTATATGGAATAAAACGATAGATAATATCATTATTTGTTACAACGTTATCTTTGAAAGTATACGGATCCATTCCTGCTGTTAGAGGAATGTCTGCTATTTTTTTATAATTTGCTATAGGTTCATTCTCTTGAGAAAATAAAGTTCTTCTGTAGACTTCAATTCCCTTTGCGAAAGGATCTAGTTGCTCTATCAATAATGTGTTACCAGATGTGCCGCCGTTATTTTTTTTAGATATTCTTGGAGGAATTGTTATAAACAAAGTATTAAGGTTGGTGTTATGAGATACAAAAGTTTCAAACTTTTGAACTCTTTTTTCATTGATATCAAATAGTTCGAACACTAATTTGAAATCAGATTTTCCAAGAATATTGACTGGTATAATCAATTTGTCGGCAACGTTAATTGTGTCTGTTGCCACTTTTTTAATTGTGGTAATATACGTATCTTCTGGAAGACTTCCTTGAGTATCAATAGTCGTTTTAGATAACGCAGCAGATATAACGTTTTTTACTCTAGAATTATTTCTAAACAATTCACTTTGAGTAAAGTTTGGAAGAGGTTTAACTCCATTAAACGTTTTTGTAAGTGGAACAATCGCATTTGTTCCTCCAATATACAAGCTCGCTGGATCAATTTTTTGAGAATACCTTAAGTTATTAAGCTGTTTTCTTAAATTAAACTTGCTCGGAGCAACATTTAACAATAGATTCGAATTTATATTTAAGTTGTTTGTGTTTGCATTTTGATTGAGTGCATTTAATGCACCTACTTTTTCATTAACAAAAACTCGAGTATATAAATCTGTATTTTTGATATCATTTGCAGAATAATATTTGCGAATATCTCTTCTTACCGAGAATGCATAGTTGTTTCTGCCATATGATAAATTTTGATATATATTAACTTGTTGCAGAATGTTGTCTACGATAGTCTCAGGGTTTGAGCCTTTGATTATTTGCGGCTTTCTGCTGTTGTTGCCAAGTTCGGTAGATACACTAATGGTTAGAGATACTGCTTTTAAAGCTTCTGCAAGTTTTGGATTAAAAGAATAAGTTAGTCGATATACAGCTAGACCACTTATGACTTTTGTTAGCACAGGGTTTACTGTGTCTTGCTTAATAACTTTTGTTTGTGGAGTTTGTTTATTTAAAACAGGTAATACCATATTGTTCCTATAGTTCCCAAACCAATGTAAACATGTTAACAAAAGTTGGAGTGTTATTGCTGTCTATAAATACTTTTCCAACGAAAAACACATGATGTGCAATGCCATTTTGATCCGGAGAAAATATACCAAAATCAATAACATCTAGTTTTTTCATTCCATCATTGTATACTTCGAAAAATTGGCATAATAAGTTATTTTGACGAGAAGTTTCAATAAACTCAACATCATAACTGTATCCAGCTTTCTGAGAAGCACTTAACTCTGAAGCTAAATCCGCATATGAAACATATGGAGCTTGATTTAAGTTCTTGTATGTTCCAAGAACCATGGAATTATTTCTGCCTGTTCTTGGTTTGTTTATTGGCGGCAAATATTGAAAATTTGGCACATGAGAAAGTCTTTTGTCAAAAAATATGCTTTCTATTTTATCAACATCAATCTCTTGAATTCCGGCAGAAGATATTGGATTGTTATCTGTTATTTTATAAGTTAGTTGTGTTTTGTCGATAATAAATTCGTTAAAATTTATATCCAATGGATCTGGGCTAGCTAGTATTGAAAGCTTTTGAAAATTTTGAAGGGATGAACTTAATAGAGTTGTTGCTAATGAGGCAAACTGTGAGCCGCTTATAAATGGCGCTTGAAACCTGGTAGAACCAGTTAAATCTTGAAATATCTTACCGGCTCTTACTCGATATCCGCTGTCTCCATCTACAAAGTTTGCCAATAGATTGCCGCTATCATCTGTTTCAAAAACAATGCTGTCCTGGGGTAAATTACCGGCTTCAAAAGTTATTCTTGATGTGAAGTCTAGTCCGCCAGAGACAAGAGTATCTAGAGCGTATATGGCGCTTGCATCGCTAAAGGAAACATATTCGATATTCATTTTTCCGGAAGCAGCTTGTCTTCTGCCTTCGTTTGTAATAATGGTATCTAATACTCGGGTCTTCGGGTCTAATAATCCAGCCATATCAATCCTCGTTCCCTCTATCGAAGAAGGGTTGTCCACTACGATATTCGTAATCATAAATACCGCTATCATATGGATTATAACTTGGATTTGTTGCTGTTACATAATCAACTGATTGAGAATATATTAATGTTCCCGTAACAAACGTAACATTTATTGGTCCATCAGAAGTCATCTTTTCAAAACTTATAGGATAAGTGTATGGATTTGGACCATTCATCGTAATATATTTTGTGAATATTCTTTGTTCTAGTCTGTCTCTAAACTGTCCATATCTCCCACGTCTATATATTGCGTTTGTAGAAACATTAACTCCGCTATATAGTCCATATTTCCAGCCACGTATTTGTGGTCCATATAAATTAAACTGTGGCACATCGACGTGCCCATAAACATCATAAGGACTCCAGTCAAGGAAACTTGGTGTCTTTCCTTTTTTACCAACATCAAGGACTCCTCCATATTGCCAGTTTGTTAAATCTAAACTAAAACCATCCCCATAACCAAAGAAACATTTGTTATAGTCATAATTTGTTGGCTTGCAATATTTTGCATTTTGCATAGGAGAATAAAGAGGATTCAAATAGTGCGGCAAGAAATCTTCTGCCCGATTGTCCCAACTTCCAGAGGCATCTGCTAATTTACAAACCAAAACTGTGTCATATGCGTCAAATATTCCATTGTTATATTTTTTTTCATTAAAATCGTGAGTGCTGACGCCTCCTACAGCCATTGTTAATGGCGGCTCGTCTAATGAAGGATTATATACTCTTTCTATCGAACCAGCATAATAATTTTTAATTGAATTATTTCTGTTTGTAGAAGTGTATTGTATGTTTTTTGTTCCAAAAGAATTCAAAGAAGAACCCAAGCCAGAAGAACCGGAAATTCTATTTGGATATTGAGTTACGCTTTTAGTCCAAGTTACCCCAGCATCTGTGCTGTATTGTATTTCGCCGTCATCACCAACTATAACATAATATCCAGACTGCAACTGAGTGTTGGTCCCGTCTTGATCATATACGACTTTAACATCGACAAAATTACCAGAATAACCACCGGCAGGAGTTTGCTGGGTCCATGTTGTTCCCAAGTTAGTGCTTGTTAATATTAAACCATTATCTCCCACGCATATTAGTTTTCCATTTGCGCCGCCAATATGTTGGTCATATGTTATTGCTCGAGTTATTGGAAGTGGAGATGGGGATGCTGGTGTCATATTTGAATAATTTTGATTATACTCGGGTGCAGCCGCCAATGCACGAGCGATAATACCAACAGCAGGACTTACACCATTGTCAGCTCCACAAACCCAAAAATAATTTGGGGTAGGAGTAGCACCCGTGAACGAATTGCCTGAAGTTACTGAATACCAAACAACGTCTGTTTTGCTTGCTACTGAACCTCCTGTGTTTCTACGCCAAATTGTTCCTGTCGTTGTTGAATTTACTGATGCTACGGCATATCCAATATATCCGCTTTTAACTGCAAATTCATCCTCATATTCGCCAACAACACATATTTCTCTTGGAGTAATTTCGCTTACTTGCAAGCCCCCAGGATTTTTTGTAGCATATTGATATAGATTAATTCCAGTTTCAATGTGTATATATTCCCATTGATTTTTAGTTGGAATTTTGTTTGTTCCATGTGTTGCAACTTTTGAGCAAACAACTTTTCCATAACCCGTATTTCCATCTTCTACAATCAAAAGCCATTGCAAGTGGTTTCCGGTCGTGGATCCATTATAATATCCAACAGCCAAAGCGTCTCTAATTGAGCCGGTTGGGACACTTGGCCACGAATCAATTTGTATTGCATTTTCATATGGGCTTGGAGAAATGGAAGAATCATCTCCGTGTTCAGCACATATGGTTTTCCAAGTATTCGATAATCCAGAAGAACTTGTTATAATCGTTCCATATTGTCCAAATGCAACATACGCTGAACTGACGTTAGTTTCTGAAAAATTGCTATAGTATATTTTCTGTAAGTTATTATAAGTTTTTGTTTGAACGTGATAATGTTCAGGCACATTTGTGACATTTGTGCCAAAAGCGTGCCAAATTTGTGAATACTGCACATATCTTTTAAATGTCCCATCGCCATATGCATAAAACAAAGAACCAAGTTGATTTGTTTTAAGTGGCGGCGAAATAAAACTACCAGAATATAGATCAACGTCAATTGCAACGTTATCTAGAGCAGTACCAAAATATTTTTCAAGCTTTTTGTATTTTGATTGGAACGGAAACTCATATAGCCAATTTGTATTGGCAAAAGATTTAATTGGAACAGTTAGGAAATTTCCTGGTCCACTTGGATTTGGAATATCCGTTGCTTGAGCTGTTAAAAACACATGGGCTGCATTTTCTGTCAACCTTGGTCGAAATATACTTGGTGCAGCATCTAAACTTGAAGAAAATATTTGTTTCCAACTTGAAGTTGTTGCCAAATATGGCAACAATTGATTGTTGGCATTTACAATACCAATTGGAGAGGGAGTTAAAGAATTATATATTAACTCTGTGCTATAGTAATTAGTTGCGAAATTTTGCGTGCGACTTGATACGTATGCACCAGAAACATAGCCAAACTGTTCTGAACGACCAAAATCTTTAGCAAAAAAAGATGATGATATAATGCCCGTTGTTTTAAGAGCTACAACACTGCGATTTGTGGAATAGTTGTCGTTAAAGACTGAACCATAATAAACTTGATCTGTATATGACCCAGAGTAGGTGACGTATGGTTCGGTTTCAAATTGATCAAGGGTAGGCATATTATTCTATGACCTCGTGGATGGTTTCTGATGATAAAAGCTGATTCGTTCCATCGTTATATTCTTTATTTTGTTTTATATAGCTACCATATATGGTAATTTGATAACGATTTTCATTTGTGTCTGGATTAAATGTCAAAACAGATTCTGCAACCGGACTCGATCCATACGCCGTTGTATAAGTAACAGGATTAATGCTTACAGGAGCTTGACAACCTATTATCAGACGATCTGTTGGATATATTATATATGGATTAATTTTATGCTTTTCGTTTGTAAAGTTAAACGTCGCATTTGGAGCAACAGTTTTGGAATAAGCAGTATATGCTGGTTCATCATTGGTCCCAGCAAATAAATCATTATTAAGTCCTTGAGAGGACAACTGTGTAAAGTTTAAACCGGTTCTTGAGCCATCAAACCCAACAAAGGCGGCATCAGTTGTTGCAGATGTTCCGTTATATCTTGTCGTTATTCTATTTAGTCCTGTTATGTTTTTAGGAGGCAAACTTCCAAAAGAAGGCACACATAAGCTCATGGACAAACTCATGTTAGATACGTTCCAGTTTGCACCACTAACGTTACTGGTCTGACTTTCTAAGACGATATCATTTGAAGTAACCGGAATTATTTGTGCTAATGAACTTGTTTTTTCGGTTAGTCCATATAATGGATCTTCATCTTGGTAATATAAGTTATTTAATGATCCACTGGCAAAGGAATAAATTTGAGAAAATCCAAGAATATCTCTTATTGTATCAACATATGTAACTTCCGAGGAATCATATTGATCTTTTGACAAAGGTATTGAGCATGGCAACGTTGTATTTAATGTTTTTTCGCTAAAAGACGATTCTCCATATTCTTTTGCGACGATTCCTTTTGAATATGAGAAACTTTGATTTCTTCTTTGATTCAATATAAAGAAAGTATTTATAGAGCCTGTGATATTATTTGTAACATTTGATAAATTAATTGAACCAATTTCCCATGAAACTTCGCCTAAAGTTATAACAGCCTTTTCAAACAAGAATGGTTCTGTTATATATTGAGACATATCTAACGTCTGAGAACCGGTCGCATGATATTTTGGATGATATGGAAATCCAAAATCGCTACCACAATATCCCATATTATGTAGATTTGCAAGAGGTGCGGCATTTTCGATAAAAAGAAGCCCATTGAAAAATCCAATTGGAATATATTCTATTGCATTTCTTAAAGTTGAGGTGTTAAAATTTAAACCAACTCCAATAGGCTCCCAGACCTTCCTATCAAAATTGTAATAGCCCATTGGAGAATTGTAAGTGTTCTCAAAAGCACTTGGAGAAGAACTAAACTTTCCCTTTACTGGACCTATTGAAGAAGCTGAAACAACTGGTAATGGAATTACTATTTTATTTTTACTCCAAAGTGGAGAACTAAATCCTTCTCCAACTAATGTCTCTGCACTGCCAGTAGCAAAGAATGGATTTTCAATAGTCAATCCTTTGGCATCAGCAGCAAATTGTTTTTCATCGTGGAACGGCTGCATTTCTTGACCTGGGGAGAAATGAACCCATTGTGGATTATCTCCAACTCCTTTAACAATAGAGCCGGTAACTAACATGCCATCTCTATTGAATGTGGTCATATATTCTTCAGCATCTACCGGATATGGATCATTATCGAGGTCTATAGAAGTCCCTGCTATTATACGTCGCTTTTTGTTCCATGGAACTTGGCAAGCATATAGTTCTACAATTTCTTGCTGAGTTAAGACTCGGTTAAATAAAGCCATTTCAGCAATAGAACCTGTTACATCAGAATTTAAACAAGCTAGATACGTGCTTGATATTCCATAATATATTGGATCATTAGTGTTGTAACCAGAAAAGCCGGTTCCATTATCTGAGAAATTTAGTGGGGCTACTCTATTTCCATCAACATATACTTTAATCGTGTTGTCGTCGGCCACAACATCAGAAGTGGAGGTGGCACCATCATATGTAAAAGCAAAATGAAACCATTTTCCAACCAAGTTAGAAATTGAGTTTGTATCAAGTTGCATAGATTTTGTTGAATAGCTTGAGCTTATAAAAGCAACTTGAAAGCTTAGTCCGCCAGATCCATCTTCTACTGCCGCAGCATAATAATCTACATTTTCTATATTCCACGGCTCTTTTCTACATGGACCAGCTACTAATATATTAGCATTTGATGCGTTATTTGCGGTATTGTTGTAATAGAACCACCCTGCAATTGTAAAAGGTTGATACGTGCATTTTGGATATACGGAACCAAAAGATCCTGTAAATGCAAATAAATTTTTATTCGAATCTAAATTTTGAGCAAGCAATGGATATGTGGAATTTATAGCAATCATAGGATCGCCTTCTAAAACTCCATATGCACTATAATTTGGCTTAAAATCATATGATTTATTTGGAATTATAGTTGGATATTCTATGCCATTGGTAGGATTTGCTTCGTTTAAATTAACATTATATGCTTTTCCTTCGTGTGCATACGATTCGGAAACGCCAAAATAAAGAAATTTGCTATCTGGAACAAAGTTGTAATCCATGTATGGATACACATTAATTCCGGAACGAGCAGATATTTCTGATTCAAATGTAACGCTTCCTGTTGCATTTGAAGTCGGACCTAATCTTTGCATGGTCCAATATCCAATCATGTTATCTTGCCATGATGTTCCATTAGAACGTGAACCGAAAACTACAGTCTGAATGTCATTGTAACCAATCTTATAATTTCCAGTTCTACCGTCTAAAGAAAATCTTACATTAGTTGGATAAGAGCCTGTAAGAGCGTCTTGACCACGAAGCTGAAGCTTTGGCGGAACTACTCTTATTCTTGTCTTTTTTTCTTGTCTGCTCATGAGCCTCTGCTCCATCCAGAAAACGTAACGCTATCAGTTCCATAACGCCCTTGTTCTGGTCCGTATACAGTATAACCTGCTGTTGCTGATTTTTGAGTATAAGTTTCTCTAATATCATCGTCTAAATTGATGTGAAGAAGCTTAAGTTGTTGTATGAAATCAAGACCATTTAATGAAGATGTAGTAATCAAAAGTTGATCCACTATTTCCGATGTTTCCGTATCATCGAAAGGATCGCCAAGTCTCAAATTGAAGTCAACATAACCTTCAATTATAATATCATCTTGAATTGGACCATCACCAATATATTGTTGACCTGCATCAAGGAATGGATTTGGAGTTAATGGAGTATTGTATTCTATAAACTGTAACACTCTATTGTTTGACTGAGGAATGTCCTGGGTAGGATTACCATCTTCCAAATTTCCTTTTGGACGATGAACTGGATATGCTCCTTCAATATATGAGGTATTGGCTCTAAATGGAATTGTAAGGGGCTCTATTATGGCTTCTTGACCCTGTTGAGGTCCATCATTAAAGTAGATTGGAAATGGATATGTAATAATCCCATTTTGCTGAGAATTTATATAATAAACAGGATCAAATGGAATTGTGTTATCGTAATATTCGGTTGTGTTTTCGTATTCTGTCCAAGTTCTAGCTTCACCATATGGAATAAATTCTAATGGACGATGTAATAAGTTTCCAGCCCACAGTTTTGGTTGAGTTGTTCCGTAAACATGATTTGCTCTTCTAAGTTCTACGCCTTGTCTCAGCTTATCATAAGCAGATGTGTCCATGCCAGAACCAGATTGCATATATATGGATATAACATCTTCCGGCATTGAACCTATTCGAAGTTCAGCCGGTGAAATTATTGTGGTATCATCATATGGAAAAAATTCAGTACCACTTAATCCTTGCGTTTCATTAAAAGACATATGTCACCTGATTATAGTATAGATATATTGCAAAACGTTTTTTTAATATTTGGCAAAAGTTGCCAAAAACATTTGCAGAAATATTCTATCTCTAAGCCCGGTTCGATTACTGTCTCCAAGATATAATTCGCTGAACAAATATTCAAACTTTGGACGTTCGAGCATATGGCTTTCAATTACAAAATTTGTTCCAAAATATTTTGTCTTCTTAGGAATTAATTGAGATACAAACGTTCCAATGTTCGTATCGAACCATTTATAAAATTCGAAGAATTGTTTGAGATTTATTTTGTCAGTTAATCTATTGAAATAAACGTTTCTCAAGTTTTCAAGACCAGGATAGTCCGGAGAGAATACTAGTTCGGGAGCTCCTAATACATTATCTAATTCGTCCAAAGTCGCAAAAATATTAATTATATCTTGATTTAATGCTTCTACAACGCTGAAATCTATTGTAAATTTCGTGCTATCAGTCGGTTGCTCATTTCTTGGTATTTCATATACCGGAGCAACTTGTGCCCAAGGTGTATTTTGAACGTTTTCATATTGTTCAAATGAACGTATGCGAACTTTGTTTGTCGTGCTAGCTTCATCAAATTTTGGAGAAATAAAGCTGTAATAATATCTTTCAGGATTAATAATTTGACTTCCAGTTGGAAATAAATTGCCTGACAAATGTAAGTTATTTTGAGAAAAGTCAAATATTGTTATTTGACCGCTATTGTTCGATTGAGTAACAATTTGATCTGTATTTGCATCAATACGTAAACGTTCCCAAGAACTACTTTTATAAGTAACGAAATTAAAGTTTGTAAGAGGATCTTGAACGCCTAATGATTTAAAGTTACGAACGTGTTCCGGATATTCTTCCTCAGATATATTTTTGCTCCAGAATCTTATTTGAGATACGGTGCCTTTAAATCCAGTTTCTCTGGCTATTGAAGGAACTACAGAAGAATGATTTAAAAATTTATTTATACTTGAATCTACAGAACTTGAACCTATTATAAAATAAGAGCCGCTAGCATTTGTTGTAGAAGACAAAGAGTTCCATACGTTATTACCGGCTCCTTGATAATCATTGAACCACGAACTGGTTACATAATTTTCAAATATTTCACCATAAACGTTTTTAGCAACTCTCAAGAAATAAGAGCTAGAAATGGTGGAGTTCAACCCATCATCATTTCTCTGTTTTCCAAATGAAACATACCATTTATCTCCATCAAATAGATTTACTCCAGACATATACAAAGTCAAATACGGAGACGATATGTCGTCATTTGATCTTACGAAAAGAGTTAATGAGCTAGTTGTAGTAGATGCAAAACTAATGCTTCCAGAATAAGCTATTAGATTTGCTATTAATCCTCCACTGTTTGGTAAACTTGAACCGGTAGTTACAAACCTTATCAAACTTTGATTACGATCATATGTGGTATTGTTTGGAAATTTATATGTGGCTTCATAAGTCCATGATCCGGAAGTGTAAAGACCATCAGAAGCGGTTCCAGCAATATATGGAAATCCTGGCTCTGTTCTAGAACCAGAAAGATATGGACTAGTTATACGACCACCAGAAACAAAATTTAAAACACTTGCTATTTCATGACGATTATCTCTTACAAAACCTAGATTTTGTTTTGTTGGACCGCCATATTCTCGTATACGGAAATTTTGATCAGGGTCTATTCCAGTTGCCCTAATGAAAGTTTTTACAGCATGTACTGTGCCTTTTGAAGTTACAATTTCTCTCAAATTAATCAATATCCTTCTCCATATCTGGTTTTGAATATATTGTAGAGAAAATTGATTTACGCCGGGCGTATCTTGTATGTTTTGAGAATTTATAAATTGAGCGACGGATGCTCCAGTGAACATTGGAGGAAGTTCAATTCCTTGATTTCTTGCTAGTTGCTGTAGAAACTGATCTGGAACTGTGTCGATATTATTATAATCTACAAATTGATTATCGACAAAAGACTGAGTATAAAGCTTTATTTCATCAAAAAACTTTGCCCATGTATAGAGAAATAATAGAAATACTTGGGTGTCGCCTAATTCAGTAGAACGTGGATCTGTGCCGGAAGTCAAGCTATCAACTATATCTCCCTCTTCAGTTTCCAAAGCATTCTCAACCTGACCTTCTAGGAAATAATGTCTTGGAACTAATTTGGTTATTATATTTGGGTTTTCATTGTCATATATGCTAGCACTTGTGTATAGTGAAGTTCTATAGTTATATACTTGAACTTGATTTCCAAACAATATAGGGCAAAGTTCTAACTGTTCATATATGACAGGATCTGGTCCAGCAATCGATGAAGTTGCAACTTGTCTTACAAAACTACTTCTATCTCCACTTAAGTTGCCATGCAAACTGTTAGAAGAAGCGTCAATAACAATTGTGGAATTGCTGCCGGATGGTTCATTGAATTTATAATATAGTTTAAGCTTCGGTTCTGCAAATATTGATTTTTGATAATTGTTATATATCTCTTCTTTAGAACGAACACTATGCCAAATACGCAATTCATCCAAAGCTCCGGACAGCGTATTTGTTGGAACGAATCCTACGGTCGATAAGGCACTACCAGAACCAATGTATAGATTACTAGGAATATCAATTGTCCCAAATTCTACTGCCATAGAACTGGAACTATAATATTCGCCATTAAGATATGCAGAAAGTCCATAGTATCCTGGAGTTCTGTCCCATACCCATGCAATGTGATTCCATTCTCCCTTTGGAAATGAAATGCTAAGTTGTTCATATGCGGAACCAGAAGATATATAAAAACTGTTAGTTGCAGTTGTTGTTGAAATAGACGAGTTTAACCCAGATAAAAATCCAAATGAACCGCTATGTTTGTCCAATATAACTTGATTGCTGTTTGACTGATTTGGAACATATAACCAATATTCTATGGTCATTGGATTAAGTTTTGGATTTATAATGTTTCTACCATCGGTATTTTTAGACAGGCTTGTATAAGCGGCACCCGCTTGATCGACGACAGTTACATATGTTCCGTAAGCTACAGAAGATGGCGCTACTGTGCCTGAGAAATACAAATAACCTTTATTTTTTGGATAATTGTCATATATGTATTTTTCATAACCGGTTAGTTTATCTAGATAAATTTCAGTTTCTTTTTGAGTTCCATCGAATGGGAAATTGTTTTGAATTTTATCAAAAGCTACATTTACCTTAACCTGTGCAGAGTTAAAGAAAGTATGATTTGATAAATCAGACCAATCAACGTTTAATTGTTGTGAAGAACGCAAACCTGTTTCTGGCGGATTATAACGAAACGAAGAAGTGTTATCGATACTAGTATCTGTGATAACGTTTGCTTGATATAAATTAAAACTTACAGTTTCATCTCCTTGATCTTGAATGCCACGAACTATAATTGGTTTAAAAAGTGCCGGAGAATTTCTTTGTAAATTTTTTGTATTATTGATAGGCATTATGGCATCACCTTAAATCGGAATCCAGCATTACTAATCAAGTAATCCTTACCACCATAAGTAATCATTAACTCTATTTCATAGACCTCTCCCTTTGCAAAGTCTTGCATCCAAAGGTCGAAATACATGCCTTCTGCATCGTATGAACAAAGAGTAGCTATACTGTCAAATGGAACAATAACCTTACGTGAATATGCGTTGATCAATCTCCATTTCAGATTTTCCAATATGACACTCTTTGGTTGAAGCGGTAATCTACTTGCGCTCTGCTCTGTATTGTAATCTAATGCAAAGATGCGTAATCTTGCCTGTTCAGAGGCTTTATACTCTTGTTTAAGGTTGGTTATGTTGACTACCCAGTTCTTCTCTTCAACGTTGCTTATAGAGCCTTGTGGGAGCTTGTAGAGGGTCTTGCCAGAGGCATAAGTAAGAGTTCCATCAAGGCTGGTCCATGCATAGGTAAACTCTTGTGATGTAGAGCCCGTAAGGAAGTCTTTCAAGGTTGTGTTCTCAACAGTATTGAAGTTAACATTTGCATAGTAAATACCGGTTTGTGGAACGCTACCAATTAGATACTGACTACCAAGAAAACTCTGGGTTATAGAATAAAGGCTACGTGTTAAATGATTAATGCTTGCGCTATGAGATAGAGAGAAGCTGGAGGTGTAATAAGTTAAATACTTAGCTCCATATAGATTAAGAAGCAAACTATTTGCTCCAGTAATCTCTGCGCTTCCAGAGAAGTAGTTTTGATAGCCGCCATTAATACGATTAAACGTAAACAAACTCTGAGATACGTTGAATAGAGTTTCTCCCATGTCATCAGTTAACTGATCATTATATTTGATAATAAGTTGTGGATGAAGGTCTGCATTGTTCGCTTGACGTGAACCAAATCTCTTAACAAACCGTGTAACGTCGTCCTGCTCTTGAGCATCTATAAAAGACAATCTCCAGCCATAATTTGGTATTTGACCTGCTATCGCTGCACTAACAAGGGTGGTAACGTCCATCATTAGATTTTCATCACCACGAGCAAACTGTTGAGTTACCGTTAAATCCTGTGCTCCAGTTCCAAGATTACCAGAAACTATGATATCAATATTAGCAGCCCCAAGAGAACCAGACTCTGCTGCTCCGGATAGGAACCAAACATTTGGAGTGCCTGTTACAACAGATGCGGTAAGGAAATTTGCTGTATCTAAATCACGAAATGCAACAACGTCAAAACCCCTGCCTTCATCCCAGCTTTGTGAAAGCGGTATAAGCCTTATAGAAAAGTTTGAAGGGGTAGTTTGACCGCCGTATACGTCTTTTAGAGATAGATAAGCCTTGAAGCTCGGATCATTAATGTTCAAAAATGAAGACGTTATTTGCTGTAATGGTTCATAATCAAACTGAAGCAGTAATCTTGTTAACTCTATGACTCCGGAAACTGGAGTTGTGCCGCTTAATACAGTTGTTTCATCATATAGTTTGAACAAGTCTAAAGTAGCAGCTTGTCCTACGTTGGAGGTAGTGCAACGTTGACCAGCAATATATTTGTTGGTTATGTAGGTGTCTTTGCTTGCTGATAATAATCTATACATAATATATCACCTATCAAACGGCTGTGCCAATTATGTCATAATCTGCATATTTTAGTTCAAACATGGATCCAGGAGGTCCAAATATAATACCACGATTAGTATTTGCGTTAACATCAAACTGCTGATCAGAATATATTCTTCCATCTATAACATTATATGCATTCCCAATTTGTAGATTGGTAATAGAAGCAACACCTTCAGTGTTGAATATTATGTTTTGTATATCGTTTATGACAATTGGCTGATCGATTTCAAAATTCTTTATATTGAAGTAATCTTTAAGTTTATTAAGAACGTTTCTTAAAATGAGTTCTCTGTTTTGAGTTGGGTCAATAACGGCAGTAAATTTTACTGTTATATTGATTATTCGTGCATCTAAAATATCGATAGCATCAGAGATAAGACGATATTGATTTAGATACGTTGCTAAATTTTTCTTAAGTGTATCCGGAGCAATTACAAGTTGATTATCTTGATTTCTGCAAATTATAAAAAGCTGTGAAGAAAGGGGATTGTTTGGGTTTGGTTCAATTGCTGCTCTGAATACACGTCCAAAATTTGAAGGTAATGTATAAACTCTAGCTAGCAAATCTTGTTTAGAAACAATTCTGTTCTGCATCCCTTGAAATGCTGGTATTTTATTTTTTAACTCATTTGTAGTTGGAGGGTCTTCTCCGCCCGATGCTGCTTCTAGATTGGTTACATCAATTGAGTTTCTTACGAATGCAGCAACTGTTGGATTTGGATTTTGTGGGAAGAATATGTTTAATGAGCTAATTGCATTAATAGTTTCTGGGTCGATATTATGCTCTAATCCGCCGCCATAACGATATGTGATGTTTAAAATTGTGTTTTCAGAAATAACTCCAAACGTTGTGGTTTGCAATAAATTGCCTGGATTTATAGTAAATCTGCTAAACGTTTTTTTGCCATATAAAGGTAATGAATATTCACTTGGGTCCGGAATTATGTCGTCATTAATTGTGCTTGCTGAACCGCCTCCAAATGTCAACGTTGTAGTTCTAGTTTGCAATGCAGTATTTTTTATAAAACGATATGGAGCCGGAATAGGAACTATATTTTCTGGAACCATTTTATTGTCATAATTTATGTTGGTAACTCGCTTATATACTGTATCTTGAGTTAGCGATTCTACTTCATAATATTCATTTCCAAGAGTATCTACAACTTTTATAACTTCAGTAACATTAGGATTTGTTAATGTAATATTTCTATATGGAATGAATGTGCTAACATTAAATGACTCGACTGCTCGTTTACCAGATATACAAACTCCATTAAGACTTAAAATATAATTTTGGGGAATATTGTTTGCATTAACTGTTCCTACAGTAACTGACGCTTGCAATGAGCCGTCACTTCTACGTGCAGCGAAATCTAGATTTTCTGTCAATTCAAACTCTATACCGCTAGTTGATTTTACAACGGTTCCTTCTTTTATAATTGGAAGTGCAGTAACATCAGGATTTCCTGTATTGGTTCCATCTGTTGGAACTCTTATATAGAAGGTAACAGATACAACTGCTGGAGCAGCGCCTATTATCGGAACGCCAGCTTTTCTCAAGTGCCTTTCAATATTATTAGGCTCTACGGAAGATTCCGGAAAGCTTTCATGAAACTGATGATCTAGATAGTAGCTTTGAACGTCGCCTACGTATGCTGCCATATCCAGCAACAAACCGCCCAAACTAGCCTCAGAAAAATCTCTTATATTATTTGGAAAATAACTTCTGGCATAATCCAATAAATCATTACGTAACGCATCAAAATCTTTATTAAGATAACGGCGTTGTCTTACTTGTTTTAAAGCGTTTTTTTTGTTATCGTCAGCCATAATATTATCACGTTATAAATAAACTTACTTCTAGTAATTGTTCTGGAAAAGTGGAAACTTTGTATGCAATTATTATATATATGATGCCAGTATATACGTTTTGTGTTCTTTCGACTTTGGATTCGTATCCTAATAAATTAACAAATGGCATATATTTTCCAACTGTTGATTTAATTCTACGCATTGCTTCTTGATCGAAATTGTCCTTGTTGCTAAAATCTGTCAAAAGAGGACGTAGGTTGGCACCAAAATCATACATGGCTAATCTTTCGCCATGATTCGTTAATATAATGTTTCTTAAATTATCACTTATTTGATCAAGAAGACTGTAATGCATCTTGAATATCGATACAGAATTTCCTTCATCTAACTCCAAAGGAGTTTTAATTCCATATGGAATCGGCGCCGCAGTTGTAGCTATGTTATTAGCTACAGAATTCTGTGTGCCAACGTCTTTAAATGATAGTCTTGCCATATTGGATTAAATATATCTCTTCATGGAATCCCAGGAGTATATGGGGCTATTCCAGGAGCTGTTACCACGACTACTCCAGTTCCTGCGCCCGTAAAAGTTCCCGGTGTGACTAAGAATGTTTTTAAAACTGTTAATTCTTGAGTAACATATGCAGCAACAGCCTCGGAAATAGCAGTAGATATCGTTTCAATTTGTGCATTTGCCACGCCAGCATTGCCTTCAGCTTTTCCAAGTTCAGACTGCAATATTGCTTTAATTGTATTCTTCATTGCTGCTTTTGACATAATCACTCTCCATAGATTTTTGTTGATTTAACTGTATTGTTATAAGTGTTTTTTATTTTATCATCAGCTTCTGTAATAGTTTGATCTAAATTTGAAAACTGAACTTGATTTCTTAATGCATTATTTGCTAAAGCATATAGAGATGGAATATTCGAATATGGAACAGCTATTGCCGTTTGGAAAGCTGTTTCTAAAGTTTCTTCTAGATTCTTTATATGATCTCTTAATGAGTTGATTTCGTCCTGTAACGTTTCTATAGTTTTTTTATAAACAGAGTATCTAACATAAGGCTGCGACAAATCTCCTGCCCGTCCAAGATATATCTCATTTGCTTCAACTTGAACTTTTCCCTCTTTATTGAGATATATGTAAGCCAAGTTTCCATCTGGAGGTGTAGGCAAATTGTTTGGATCAGATGAAATACTGTTTGTATTATTCTTTCCTTCACGAATAATCAAGACAGTTCCAGCAATATTTTCATTAGCAGCAGTTTGTGGTTCCCGACGAGCAATCATCCTTATGTGATCTGCCTTATTAACAACATAGCTTCTACCTAATGTGCCATTTTCTGGAGGTTGTTCATTTGCTAAACATTCAGAAGGATATACTATTCCAAAATTACCATTAAAAACCAAGCCGTAATTTTCATCTACACGACTCTGTTGAACAACATAAACCCGAGCAGCATCAAAAATAGGATTTGGATTTCCTTCGTTGGGATTTGCTATGTTTTCACGAGAGTTTCGAAATGGATTTTTATCTGTTTCTTGATATCCACGAATGTTGTCGATTACTAATGGAGAATTGGAAGAAGGACCAGCAGGATTATTAACTGCATATATTCTTGGATCAGTTCCTGGAGGTAGTAGATATCTTCCTCTACCTGCAACAATATCGATTGCTCCAGCCTGTCTTGGTGCTCCTCCTAACTTAATAATATCAACCGGATTATCATTGATAGCACCGTCGATAGGTCCATTTCTATCTTCGCCTAACATTATCAAAGCGTTATTGGCGCCTTGCAATATTAATTCTTGTGGACGTTTCTTCCATCTTGGAACTGGCTCCGGAGTAAAGTAAGCACTCGCTCGAGCTTCATTGAATATTGTATCGTAAGGATTCTCAGTAACGTTTCTTTCGTTTACTGCCAACGTTGAAGTTTCTACTGTATTTCCACCGTTTTGAAATGTTTCCGGACCCAATCCAGCATTTCTTTCAGCTATTTCTCTAGTGGTATATGTTCCTTGATTGATTGTAGGATCAAATCTTCTATCGTCATGTGTATAGTTTGGATCTTCGTAAGTTCCATATCCGGCGACTCTAGACATCCAATAGCCAACTTTTGTTCCTGTGCCAACGAAATCTTCATATATTACATACACCTGTTCACCAGGCATAACAGGCAACATGAAATGCGAAGAATAAAAAGGAAATAGAATGGTATTAGAATTAGCACCATTTCCTTCGTTGGAGGATATTATTCTAGCAATAACACAGTTGACAGATAAAACATCTAAAAGTTCAGCATTATTAACTGTTTGAGTTAATGCTTCTTTATATTCTTCGGTGAGCAAAGAAAGATCGGTTATAACATCAACAACAACTGCTCTTTGCAACGTTGGAGTTTGTGTTGTTGTAAAAACTTGCGTCATTAAAGACGTGTTTGCACCAACACCACCAGTTAAACTACGTATTATGTTTGTTCCGGCTCTAGGCATACTCTAATAGATATAACCTAAAACAAATTTTAATATATGGCTTCTTTATTATCTACCATACTTTGCTATTCCAAGTATTTGATTAACTGGAGCAAAAGCGCCTGTAAGTTTATATAGCTTTCCATTATATTTGAAAGCTACTCCTTCCATTGAGCTTGTAATGTTATCCATGTTACGTAAACGACCAAGCTCTTTTTGCAAAACTTCATTTGAACGTTCTGTTCCGGTTTTTTCTATTGCGGAAATAGCCTTTTCAACTTCTCCACGTAGTCGTTGAATTTCCTTATTTGGATTTATGATAAGATAGCTTTGAACGGCTTTTAGAACTTCAACAGCAAACTCTCTAACTATTTCTCTAACCGGTTCCACAAGGGCAGTATAAAGTCTTGGACCGTCCTTAATAACAAAACTAATAGCTTTTAAATCTTCCTTTTGAATCAAACCTTCACTTACTAAGTCTGCCAATATTGGCTTTTTACTTGTAATATTGTTATCAAAATCTGATACTAGTTCAGCAATATATTGTTTGGTATCATCATCTGCTACAATATCTTTAAGAACGTCTGAGGCAACATACTCTTCAAACATATCACCAAGACTATTGTCATTGGTCATACCATGACGATTCATTATTTGGTCAAGAGAAGCTATAGCAATTTCTAATGGCTCATTATTAGAAAGCTTTTGTAATGGAACCATGACCGGTCCCATAACTTTCCAGCCACTATCTTTTATTGCTGCCTGCATTCTATTAACAGAAGAAACAAGTTTAGCAAAGTTTGCACTTGTATCAACGTTTAGTGGCTCACCATTTTCATCATATACAGTTCCACTCTCATGGAATATGACAGCATCTTGGTCATAATTGATTACGTTTGGATTTAATGTTCCAACGATTTCTGCTGAATACCAAATATTTCCATCATTAAATATGGTTTGTCTATCTTTTGGAGATAGGGCAGCTATAGCAGCAGATAACACTTTATAGGCTTTTCCAAAAGCGGCAGCAACGGCAGGTTTGTCTGCCCATTTTGTTTCTATTTCATCTGAGCCCATACCACCAGTTTTTATGTGAGCGGTATTACGAGCAAATCTTAAGCCTTCTGTTGGGCTGAAAGTGAAGAAAGTATTTTGTCCATCAAGTTTTTCAGTAACACTCTCCAGTTTACCTTTGCTGGCTTGGACGAATATTGCTTTAAGTTCGCCAAAAGTTAAATCTTGATCTTCATGCAAATGTGCCATGTGACCACCAAGACCACCTTCATCCATCTGTTCTAAAACCAATGGACGAATTACTTTTTTTATTTTTTCTAAGATTTGTTGATGTTTTGATAAAATCATTGTTTCAAACCGGTTGTTTGTTGGATTTTATCATAAATATCTTCTTCACTCATCATTTCGTCCAAATCCTCTTCACTGGCTTTAGAAACTAGTTCTGTAAGCTTGAGAATTTGATCATTTGCCTTGCTCATTCTTTCCATGTAGCGAGACAAGTTCTGACCATGTATGGCGTGCTCATTAGGATTAGCGTGGACATATCCATAAAGGTCTATCCACATGATATAAGCGTTCTTACGGTCTTGAACTGCATTCTCGTAAATCTGTTTCCAGAGTGCCTTCTGTTTATCTTCTACAGAGGATATCTGGTTTAAAAGCGCAGAAAAGTCATGAAGCTGTTTATTGATCTTCTCGTCCAGATCATCTATATTTGGACGACGGAAACCAACTTCCATTCCTGTTATATCTGGTTCGTCTGGAGGAGTCTGTGCTTGAAATGAAGGTGCTGCTGGTTGATATACTGGGATTTTTTTCTTTGCCATACCCCTAAATATATCGATGTTTTCAACTTATTTGTATAACAAATATAATGTTAATCAAATACTAAAGTCATCACCATTTTTTACGTCACGATAATGTCTCTTAAGAGAACTCAATACAATTGAAAGCTGTTTTGAACTTAAAGTTGTGAGTTCCCTTACATAGAGTAGTATCGCTCTTTTACTTAAAAGATCAACATCTTCAAGATTAGATATTAAAACTTTAATAGCGTTAACTACCATTTTTTCATTTTCGGTCTTTGTCTTATCTTCAATAGCAACAACTAGTTTTGTCAAATATTCATGAGTATTGACGGTTGTATATATATCTTCAAATCCCGGATGAAACTGATGTGTTTCAATTTGCTCTAAATCTTCTTTTGAAAGATTTTCACGATCATCAATCGAAATATAACTCTGTGCCCTTTTCATATTTTGCTTACTTTTAATAGTAAGCCAGTTCTTTGCTACTACGTTGAAATAAGAGAAAGCTTTGCTGCCCTTCTCGGCATTGAACTTATCAACAGCGGTATACAAGAACTGAAGGCATTCATGCTTGAGGTCTTGCTTGCTCTCATACATTACTGAAAACCCATAAACGTTTATGAGATTTTCTACAAGACTATCAAAGGCAGGAAGTATCTCCTTGACGTAAATCTTTTTCTTTTTTTCTGTATCGGCTTCTTGCTGATACACTATGATTTGTTCTTGAGTTTTATCTGTAAAATAATTGATTAAAGTAGGTTGATCACCTTTGCGCTTAATCTTTTTTCTACCTTTTTTCTTTTCAGGATATATTACAGGAGGAATAGAATCAGATCGGACTTCTACCGTTAATAATTCACTTATCTCTTGTATATCTGCTGAAATATCAACGGAAGTTTTCTTGCGTAATTTCATCTACCATATCTCCTCGGAGTAGACGCTCTCTCATGATTCTCTCTTGAAGTTCACGTATATCTGGTTCTTCTTCAACCACTACTGTGTATTTTTGTTTACTACGATCAACAAACTTAAGAGCAACACGATTTACAGACATTTTACTCTTCTTAACTTCTGACATTGCCTCTTGCACGACCAATTGAACTTCTTTGCTATCAAAGAACAATCTCATGCCAAGTATTTTTTCTAATGTTTTCTCAGTGTCTTCTAATGCTTCAATCGCATCAGAAAAATCATCCTCGATAATCATAATAATACGTGCGAAACGAATTAGATAAAATATTGATACTGCTAATGAAATTAGTAGCACCAAACTAAATATTCCTAAAAATATTATCATCCTAACACGTCCTTAAGAAGTTCAGTATATTGAGCCGCTACTGCTTCAAAAGAATATTCACGCTTAAGAGTTTCGGATAGTTCCTTAGCCCATTGTTGGGGCATCTGTGGACTTTCTACAAACTTCTTTACACGATGCTTGAAATCATCTTCCTTAACGTTTGCCCACTTGGCATTTGGCATCCAAATCTGATTATCTACACGGGTTGGATGAATTTGCTCAAGACGATAATCAAGCTTAACATACTTTCCTTTGCCAAGGAACTCAGTATGAGCACTCCAACCAGTAGCAATAACTGGAAGACCAGAAGCTGCTGCTTCAAGAATAGGAAGACCAAATCCTTCACCACGAGTTGGAGCAACAAGAGCCTTGATCTTTGGGTGGCGATATAGAGCAGCCACTTCATCGTCTGACATATCTCCATGAAGAAGATAAATCTTCGGAAACTCTGCACCCTTCTTGACTTCTAATGTGAGTTGAGATAATAAATTGGTTGTTCTGATACGGTCTACAACTGTTTGGCGACCGGTATTTGTTTTAATAACGACTCCAACGTTTGAGTTATCTGCAAACTGTTCACACAACCACTTAACCGTATAAAACATATTCTTACGGTCATTTTCTGGATTATTGCCGGTAATCTGTCCAAATACCAAGAAATTTGTATCTGTTTTTATTTCTTCCAAATCAAGCTGTGGAAGTTCTGGCTTTGCAACAGAGTCAATAAATGCTTCTGGAATAACGGCAATCTTTGTCTTGATTTCGCCAGTATTTGCAAAAACGTTTTTAACAAATTCTGAAGGAACAATTAATAAGTCCATTCGATTAATGGCAGATATCCATGCAGGATTACAAACATCGCTTTCAACACCAGCAGTTAAACCAATATTAAAATCTGCAAGAAATGGATTCCATTCGTTTGGAAGTTGAAGCTGGAGGGATACATCGTATTTATCTCTCTTGCCAGCAGCTTGAATAAGACGACCTACAAGACCATCATGAGCATATGCATCAACAAGCCAAGGAGTAGCACCCCAAGGAAGAGGTTCTGTTACAACATCAATATTACCAGTTCTATCCGCTAAATCAAACAGCCAACGAGCTACTTGACGAGCATGAACACCATAACCACTTTCGGTTAATACTGGACCACGAAGAATAACTGTTTTCTTTGTCATTACTATTTCCCTTATCACTTAATATTGATTAACTTATTGGCAGGAGCAGGATTGACACCTTGTAACTTCCATCTCTTAAGCTGTCCTGATTCTTTCTTTGCCTTGAAGTCTTCTACACACTTTAACATGGTTTCATGCCATTGTTGAATCATATTTTCATATTTGAATTCATGCTCAAGGTATTCGGCTGCCTTTTCACGGAACTCTGCTTTCTTCTCTGGACTCCAACTGTAAATCTCCATGAAAGCATCTGCTAACTGACGTTCTGTGCAATAATCCTCAAAGATATATGGAACCATTTGTGACCCGACAAGAGAACGTTTTACTGGTTCAATAGCTACGCCATACTGATAGCCATTACGATAATCTTCTACCTGACGTGTTTCGCCGCCGGTCTTAAGAGCGATGATTGGCTTACCAACTTGTAATGAAATAAGAGTTGAAAGACCAAATCCTTCGTTCTTTGAAATATTCACAGTTACATCAGCAAGATTATGCATGACATTCATTTGCTCAAACTGAAGACGATCATTTGAGAACCAAACGTTTTCATTTAATCCAAGCATATCAGATACAGCAAGAAGGTTTGGTCCTTCCATGTCATTTGGATCTGTATGCATGATTAGAACTGCATTACGGTGTCCTTCCTTCTTTTCAAGATCATCAAGGAATGTCTTCCAAGAGAAGAGAACATCGTTTGGCATCTTACGTGTAGCGTTGCGATTAACCCAAAGAGCTTTAAACCAATCAGCCTTTGGACCAAAGTTTTGTTGTTTGAGCTGCTTTATTTGTTCGTCTGGAAGCTGGTTGTATACCTGCTTTGGGAATGTGTGAGGAATATAATTTGTCTTCTCTGGGAAATGTGGCTTCACCAACTCAAAAGTCTTATACGAAAGACAGTTAATAAGATCAGTGCTTTCATACCATGGGAAGTTGAATGCTGGATATGGATCATTATCCCAAACGTGCCAATAGACTATTGGACATACTTGATGAATCTCATCTTCCATTTCCCAAAGCCAGGTAAACTGACGTGGATCTGTAAACAAGAAGATAGCATCTGGCTGTTCTGCGATAAGAAGTTGACGTATTAGTTCCTTGCTTCCAAAGCCGTCTACAGGCTTTACAATGAAGTCAGGGTTAACAGCTATCGTATCATACTTTGCGTGCTTCATTGCGCCGCCTAAGCAGCGGAATGACCATTGTCCGGTCTTGATTAGACCATCAATAAGAAAGCGTGCTTGAACTCCAACACCTGATGGTGCAAGTGGATGATCTGAAAGCGTGATTACCTTATACTTCTTTTTAAAATTAAAAGCTGTGAGAAATGTGTTCTCTTCTGACATTACTATCTCCTAGTGATGTTGATATTTTCGCTAATATGTTGAGATATGTTTAGAACTAGAATATCAAAGATTAAGAGCTCTATGATAATCTGCCTCATACATCATTTCAGCTAAACCACGAAATGTTGTCTTTGGTTTCCAGCCTAAAACTCTTTGAGCTTTAGAACTGTCTCCAAGCAATATAGGAACTTCATGTGGTCTAAACAATCTTGAATCAATCTTCACATGTTTGTTAACATCTAATCCGGCGTGCTCAAATACAACATGTAAGAATTCTTCTACGGTATGAGTCTCGCCAGTTGCAATAACATAATCATCGCCCTTTGGTTGCTGAAGCATCATCCACATAGCTTCTACGTAATCTCCGGCAAATCCCCAGTCTCTCTTTGCTTCTAGATTACCAAGATATAAAGTATCCTGTTTTCCAAGTTTTATATTTGCTGCCGCAAGAGTAATCTTACGTGTAACAAACGTTTCGCCTCTTACTGGACTTTCATGATTAAACAATATACCAGATGATATATGAAGTCCATAACCTTCACGATAGTTACGGCAAAGATTATGTGCATATAACTTTGCAGCAGCATACGGCGAAGCTGGCGTCATACGTGTCTCTTCGTTCTGCGGCACATTAACATTATCTCCATACATCTCTGAAGATGATGCTTGATAGAAACGAGCATGAGGACAGATTAGCCTATAAGCCTCTAAAAGCTTCAAAGTGCCACCACCTACTACGTCCAAGGTTTCTTCTGGAACCTCAAAAGAAACCCTAACATGGCTCTGTGCTGCAAGATTATATATCTCGTCGGGCTTATATTTTGTAAGAAGATGATAGACAGAACTTGAATCCGTCATATTCCCATATTCAAGTTTGAAGTTTGGATGATTAAAGATTTCTATATCGTCTAATCTATCTGTGGTTATAAGAGAAGTCCTGCGCTTCATACCTATAACACGATAACCTTTATCTAAAAGAAATTTAGCTAAATAAGAACCATCCTGACCAGTAACGCCAGTAATGAACGCAGTCTTTTGTTTTGACATTATACTCCTCTTACATTTGGATATGTTACTTTAAACCATTCACAGGTTTTTTTCAAAGCAACATCAAATGGAGTATAGTCTTCTACCTTCCAACTTGTTTTTTCTAACAATCTTTTGTTTGAAGATGGTTTTCTAAATTGCCCTGATGGTTTATTGATATTGAAAACTAACTTACCATCATATTCTAGATATTCAACGAGCTTATTTGCTACTGAAGATATGGAATGTTCTTCTGTATTACCAACATTGAGTGGCATTTCTTCATTATATTCTTCAGATACTTTTAGCAATATGCGAGCAATGTCACCAGAGTAAGTAAACTCTCTTAGTGGACTGCCGTCGCCCCATATTTCAACTGTGGGACTATTACTAAGTTTTGCTTCCCATATTTTTCTCATAAGAGCTGGAATTACGTGACTATCTTCTAAATGAAAGTTATCATGTTCTCCAAATAAATTATTAGGAATAACTGTTATGTAATTGACGCCATATTGTTTACGATATGCACGTGTTTGAACGTCTAACATTCTTTTGGCATATGCATATCCAAAGTTGCTATCATGTGGTGGTCCCATGTGCAATTGTTCTTCAGTAAGAGGATAATGAACATATGGGGCATCAGGATATACGCAAGTAGAAAGAACAGAGACTACTTTGGGTATACTATACTTCACACATTGCTCTAGGAAATTTGTGTTTATTATAATGTTATCATGATAAAACGCACCAAGATAACTAGAATTTGATTTAACTCCCCCTACTTTTGCAGCAAGATGAAAAGCACAAGATATCTTGCTATATAATCCTTGACCATCTGCGCATTCAAATTTGCTTATATAGTTTTCAACTTCTCGTTGATTAAATAAATTTAGTTCGTCTATTTTTGGCGCTACACATTTCTTGTTTGCCAAATGGATTTGTTCTGTTAGAGCTTTTCCTAATAGACCGTGTGCTCCTGTAACAAGATAAGTCATAATAAACTCACATAGTTTTTAATAACATTAATAACGTGATTACGTTCAGACGTTGTTATGTCTGGGAAACTAGGTATTACAATTGCTTCTTTGTTAAGAAGCTTTGCATTTTTTTCACTACGAATGTTTACAACATTTGATTCAATAAAAGATTTAATATATGGCTGATCAGACATAGGATAAAACATTGGTCTTATCTCAATTCCATTTTGATTAAAATAATGTTGTGCTTTATCATATTCAGAGTTTTGAATTCTTATTCCAAACATCCAATTTGAATGTTCACATGTATTTTCAACACGTTGAACAGAAACACTTTCGATATCGTTCAGTTCTTTTCTGTAGAAATTAAATAGTTGTTGCTTTTTATCCAATATTTCATCAACTACTTCTAGTTGACTTAACAAAATTGCAGCAGCAACATTTGTCATACGATAGTTGTATCCAAGATGGGAATGAATGAAACGTTTCGCCGATTGTCCTTGTCCATGAACTGTGTTTATAAACTCGTAGGAGTCATCATCATTTGTTACTACTGCTCCGCCCTCGCCACAAGTTATGTTTTTGTTTGCAAAAAAAGAAACTGAAGATGCCAAACAATTAGTGCCGGTTTTTTTGTTTACATTATATGTTCCTAAAAACCCTTCACAGTTATCCTCAACAACTAAAAATCTTTTATCATTATACTCAAAAGGATTTCCAATATTGTGAACAACTAGCAATGCAACATTTTCAGGATTTTCATTCGCAAGAACTTTATTCAATTCTTCACGGTCGTAATTCCAGGTTTCTAAATTTAAATCACATACTTCTAAAGAATACTTGTTGTCAAACAAGAAAGAATTCCAAGCTGCTACATATGCCCCATTTTGACATATTATTTTTTTTATAGGCTTTTTATATGTTAAAATTTTTGCTAGTAAATGAGTGGCGGAAGTTCCATTGTTTGTCAAAAGTATATGTTTAACATTTAGCAGTTCCTGCAATTTATTTTTTGCTGCTTCATAATAGTATCCGCCAGAAGAATACCAATTGGCATCAACAACAGATGACAAATACGACTTTGTATTTGGCGCCACATAAGGTTTATATACCGGTATCATATTCATTCTATAATTTTATTAGTTTTAAAAATCTCAAATTCTGTCAAATCTCTATAGCCATTTGTTTCATCCAAATCTTTGTTATGCAAAGGATAGTTTTGTAATAAACATAGACCTTGAGCTGCTTCTTGTGGCGTCATGTACATGTTCCAGCCTAGTGAAGATATATTGTCTTCACGATAATACTTTTCGCTTCGACCTTCATATCTGGCTTTCTTAAACCATTCTACAGCTTCTTTGTTGTCGGTCAAAATCATGCCTCCTTTTCCAATGCCTAAATGTTTCTTAATATGAAAAGAAAGACACATATAGCTATTTGGAATATACATGTTTGTTGTTAGTCTTTTTGCGGCATCATATATTGGATAAGGCTTAAGCTGATATGTTCCACACCAATTGTTAGTTTCTGTTCTTTTATCAAAAATAACCTGGGCGCCAGAATGAATAATGCTCATTGGAACAGATAAATACGTTTTTGAAGGAATGGTAACTTCTTTAACCTTAAGATAGGTGCAACAAAGAAATAGTGCATTTGTGCAACTGTCTACAGAAACTGCATATGGAGCTCCTGTATACTCTGCTATCTCTTCCTCAAACATTTGAACAATTTTATATGGATTATGTTTTTTTATAGGCATATGTCACTTCCAAACAAATTGGACTTTTGAAGGATCGTTAAAAATATCAAAATCAGTTTGACAATTTAGTTTTTCAAAGTTATAAAATGGATTTTCTAACCATGAATTTAATTGCGAATGTTCTATGAAGTTTTGAGATATCTGTCTATTGCTGTTCATAAGATAATATTCATAAAATTCGTTATAGGAATGTGGCAAAACGTTTCTGTCATTTTCTTTATTCTTCCTAACGATTCCTAGTCCACCACCATCTTCAGAAACAGAACATACATGAATTTGTGGCAAATGCTTTAAAGCATATGGTATTATCTTCCAAGCAGTTTGACATATTCTATCTTCAAGTTGAGAATTGTAATCTGGCGGTAATGTGTCGTGAAGAAATATAGTGCCATGATCCGACAAACATTCTAAAGCGTTTAACAAATCTCTTTTTACAAAATTTGCTAAATGATTTGCATCGATGAAGATTGCATCCCACTTATTATCTTTAGGCAAACTTAGTGTGCCAGATTTCAAATCATAGAAAAATTTGTCAGTGGACATATTGAAAGTTGCAAATTGAACATTAATATCAACTGAATGTTTCAACTTGCAAGGTATATGGTTAAAAACATATGAAGGATCAAGTAGCCCCAATTCCAAGTAAGATTGGTAGTTATACTTTTTAATAATGTCCCCAATAATATCTTTTCTATGCATGTTCACCTTAAAATGGCTATTCCAAATCCAGTCTTTCCAAAACCATTTCCATTGTATAACATATAGATTTTATCCTCATGTTTAAAAACATGAGGATAACACATCATCTCTGAATCCCAGTCATCTGACGAATATTCAATATTGCTTTCTGGGAAAGACCATGTAATACCATCCGTGCTCTTAGAATAGCCTATATCATATAAAGAACCATCCCCTTTGCGATACGAATACCACATATGATATATGCCATCGATTTTTATAACTGTTGGTCTAGAAAAAGCCTGCGCTTTACCTAGTTCATATGGTATTGAAACGCCATGAGATATCCAATTAATTCCATCAACAGATGATGCATATTTGATAACGTGAATCATTTCATTGTTTTCAGATGTCCAACTAATCGTTGAACCATACCACATTTTATATATACCATCATCGAACATGATATGTGGATATGACAAACTAATACTATCTTCCGTATTTAATCCTAATAAAAGTTTAGGATATTTTACGTGTTCAGAATGTAACTGACAATATCCAATTTCACCATACCAATGCTTATTGTCCGGACAATTCCACCCCATAAAATTCATGTAGGTGCATTGTTTAATATTCCAAATGTTTCCAATGCTTATGCCATGCGAATAAAAACTATTTGGTTTTGGTATTAGTATAGGTTTTTTATAGTCCAATACAAGCGTACGTTTTACGATATCGATATCAACATAAGACACAGATGATCTGTTGTTAACGTCTCTACCATTGTAATAGACTCTATATGTATCGTCATGTAAGTGTTTAGGCAATGGATTAGCTGCATGAGTAACCAGATGTGGATTATCATTTTCAACTTGATATAAACGACCCAACTTTATCCACTTCATAGTTTTATTTGGTCGCTAGTTTTTTCTATTTTAACACTTTTGGCAGGAACGTATACTCCTCGTTCATCTGTATCTTTTGTTATTGAGCATCCAGCGCCTATTAAAGTTTCTTTTGCGACTTTAACTCCATGCGCTAAAGTTGAATTAACTCCTAAAAAACAATTTGATTCTATGGTGCATTGACCAGAAACTACCACGTGCGAGCTAATAAAATTATGATCTTTTATAGTTGAATGATGACCAATATGGTTTCCACTCCACAATATCACGTTATTTCCGATTGATACAAATGGTTGTATAGTGTTGTCTTCAAAAATAAAACAATTGTCTCCAATTGGAATCTTTGTTTTAATTGTAGCTTCTGGACTAATGTATGATATTAACTTGTATCCTTTAGCTTTTGCAGCCGTATATATTCTCTCTCTTAATTTGTTCATATTTGTATAGCTGATAGCTATAAACATGTTGTATTGATTTGGAGGATATAAAGTTGTAACGTCTGAAAACTTAATTAAAGGACGGTCCAAATACGTATTTTCATTTCCCACAAACTCATCATCTAACACATATGCAGCAATATCATATTCTCCTGCATCTGTAAAATATTGATGAACTATCTCGGCAAAAAGACCTTTTCCAAATATCAATAGCTTTTTCATTTTTTGACCATAATGCTGAATTCATACAATGGATAACTGTGATCCAAACATACTTTTTTAGAATACGTATTCATGCAATGTCCAAATATTTTTTCAGGTATTGCATAATACAAATACTTTTTCATATATTCTGCATCTGAATAAGAAGTTAACATATTGAATGAAAAACCCTTTTTGCTGACCGCATTAATTTTATTCAAGGTTTCCAAGCAATAAGCTTCCCAAGTTTCAATCGGTTCATCCAACTTGACGTTGAATATTCCAGAAGATATGGTATAATCTACAGCAAAATCTAGTGGTATTTCTTTTATCCATGTTGCATTTGACTGCAAACCTTCATAGTTTTTTTTGGCTTGTATCAACATATCATCTGATATATCTAGACCATAGTATTGAAACTGGGCTTTTGCATTTTTATTAAGATAGTCCAGGTATGCTCCGTATCCACAGCCAAAGTCCAATATGGAAAAATCTACAGAATAATCTATAATGTTCGAGAGCATCTTAAATCTTAGATGCTGTGACTCTACTCCATTCCAATCAACACCAGAAGGCACAGAACCATGTTTATTAATTTTGTCAGTATAATAATCTGACACTTTTTTGTGAATGTTGTTCATATCTTGTTAAAATACTTGTTTGTTTCATCGCCTAAATTAAAAAACATATCTAATATGCTCACGTAGTGATCAAATTCTCCATATGTTTGTTTGTATATAGGATACCCTTCTAAGGAATAATATTCAACTTTAATATTGTTTTCTATAAATTTAGCTTCATCCATATATTCTTTTGCGGCTGGACCTGTGTAATATTCAACAGCGCCAAGTTCTTTACATATGTTAACAAGTTTTTCTGTCTTGTCGCCAACCAATCTGAATTCGGAAGATTTAATGATTTTTATGTCAATAGATAGAAGCTTCAATATTTCTTTTATAAATGCCAAATTGATATCTGACAGATATTCAGATGGAGGATTCAAATATAAAGGCTTGAATGTTTCAACATACTTTTCAAAGTAAGGAGCATTACGATAATTTGTTTCTATAAAATTCCAATGGTCACTTCCCCAATTGATATCAGCAACCTTTGCCTCGTTAATTTTTTGATTAAATTTCCCTTTAACGTCGATTGGAATACTAAGCCATTTTATACCTTGTGGAGTAATCAACTTATTACGATTTCTCCAATCTCTTTTTGTATATTGCATGTCATCATACACGACAAAATGAGTAGCTTTCCTCATGTATGAAAAATAACCTTTCCATGGAATATAATTTGATTGAGTTATTATTACCTTACTCACTTTGCCAACTTTCTCAATCTTTCATTTCTGAAGTCTAATACATCATCATATTCACGTGTCATATATCCTAATATTCTATTGAGATTCGGCACATCTTTATACTTTCCTTTTAAAGCCAATGGCAAATTAATTTGCTGTTTTATAAATGGTAAAGTAAACATATGATTAATGCCGAAACGATACGTGTTTGCATTATTCGATCCTGCTTTGTGATATATCATTGAGTTGAAAAGTATAACAGAACCAGAATCAACTACTGGAGTTTCTTCTTTGTATACAGAAGGAAAAACATCCATATTGTGAGAACCTGGTATAAAGGTGGTACCACCTGTCTCTTCAGAATACTCGTCTAAACAAAAATATATATTAACCGCCAAAGGTTTTGAGGAAGTAAAGTCTTGATGAATAATATCTCTGTGATAAAATGACTGATGATGTGATTTTTTTGGAGGTATTATAATGGCATTCTGCAAGCTCATTATATAATACTTGCCTAATATGTCATTTACGATATTATCTATAGTTGTGTTATAAAACAATGATAAAAATTCATTGTCATATAAGAGTGGACAACGAACAGAAGACTCTTCATTAATCAAACTGAGTTTTTCAGATCCAAATTCCGCTATCTGAGTATCTAAAATCGATGCTAATTTTTTCTTATATAAAGAAATTTCCTCTTTTGACAAAACGTCGTTTATTACAACATAGCCTTTGTCATCAAATTCTTTTTTACTGTAATAGTTCATTTATTTAACCAAAAATCAACTTCAATCCACTCTTCACCAGTTGTATGACAACTGATAGAAGGCTGAACTGTGCCTATTTTTTTCGCTTCTTCATTGATAATTCTTATAATATCATCTTCGTCTTTATATTTTATGGTAGAAATGAAATGAGGATATTCGGCATTACATATTGTCTTTCTTCCCATCCACGCCAGTTCTGTTATTGTTGTAAAACCAACTCTGCCAGATAGATTAATGCTCAAGAAGCATTTATCATAATACTTCTCTTTCAACGTTTCAATAGGAAGATAATTTTCAATTTCATAACTTACAAGGTTTGTAGTTACTATTTCGAAATTGATATTTTTTTGAATTCTTTTTATGGTCGAAAGTTTAAACTCATGCGGATCTCTCATATACGCATAAATTTTATCGCCCAATACGTTTGGCTGAAACAATGAATAGTCTTTTATTTCTGGTCTTACAGCCTTTCGTTTATATTCAGAGCCAACTTTAAGATATATATCATCCCAAAGAAAAAGATTTTCTGATGGTGTTAAATTGGATGCGTGTTCGCAGTCTAAGCTGGTTATTGGCGCAACTATCTTTAATCCTTTGTGAGAATTGATAACATGTTCTTCTCCTATAATTCCCCAAAAAAAACAAGGTTTATTAGGATCAGTATAATCTTTAAATCCCCATCTTTTCTTTAAACCTTCTTTAAAGAAACGTCCATGATTAGCAGCATTAATTTGTTCAATTATCATAAAGTATATTAGTAAGTTTTGTGAGCTCTTTGCAAATATTTTCCGTTGTCTAAATCTTCATTGTTAACTGCGGTTTTGATCATTTCAATTATTTTTGCATCAACCTCATTGATCAATTGATTTCTTTGCACATTTAAATCACAAGCTTTTTTTAATGTTTGCCACAAAAGATCGGCACCATTTTCATCGTGAAAATATTTTTGTTTGTATTCTTCAAATGTCATTCTTCGAATGTCATATAAAATTTCTTGATTATTCCACATTTTCATATCAACAGTTATTAACTTATCAATTATAGAACCTAGCGTGTCTGCCATACACAACTCCTATTTAATTTTTCTAACCGGAACTCCGGCATATACCCCAGGAATTGTTATATTCTTGACAACTCCCGAATTTAAACCTATGATAACGTTATTACAAATATTTGTTTTTTCTTTAATTGAACTATTTGTTCCAAGATAAACTTTATCTCCAATAGAACATGTACCGGAGACGATAGAACCTGGCATCATACTGAAAAAATCTCCAATTTTACAGTCGTGTCCAATCTGATTGCCTCTATTAATCAAAGCATGTTTTCCAATATTTACATTTTTTGTAATAATAGAATAAGGACCAACATAGGAGCCGCAACCTATTTCAATATTTTTGTCAAAAATTAAAGCAGTAGGGTGTATGTATGTAAAATACGTTGTTTCTTTAGGAAGAATATTAACTATTTTCTCTCTTACATCAGATGAACCAACACATATTAAAGCGTCATATGTCTCTGGAGAGAATTTAGATATTGGGAATACGTTTGCATTTGATGATGTATCTAACACATCTATATCAAAATCAAATATGTCATATTCAAAATCAAATATTGCATATAATTCTTTTGCATGATTCCCATTACCAATTATGGCTTTCTTCTTCATTCTATAATATTCCAATTATATTTTTGACCGCAGCCATAACGGGCACCTCTAATGTTGTAGTAATACAACTTCGAAGTAATATTTGGTAATGATTCTACTAAGCAATAAAAAGAGCTGGGCATCAAGTGTATTTCTTCGGCTTTATTTAAAACTTCAATAAAATCATACAGGGAATATCTGATATCATTTTTAATAACGTGATAAGTGTTTTTGTTGTAGTTTATGTTAAACCCCCGGCTAGGATCGTCATGTAAAAATATAAATGGCTTACCCTCGGGATTCAATTCATGCAAAACGTTTTTTGCTTTTTCCTTGTCATAATTTACTGTAAATTTTGTAAACCGGTTTTCATATGGTATATTAGCAAGGTGATAAAAAACCTGATTACAGTTCCAGTTGTTTCGAACTTCATAACTAGAATTATAATGGTCGTGCCCTATTTTAAGATACTCTAATCCTTTTTCATAAGCAAGTTTTTCGGCGGCGATGTATTCGTTTTCTTTGCCAATATTGTGAACAATAATTCTTTCGTTATGTTCATATAAGGGCTTAACATTTTTATAATACTGTTCTTTGGCTAAAACATATATCAGCTTGTTTGGTTCTTGATTTTCAGATATATAGTTTACCATGCCACACAAAGATATATGATCACCCATTCCTAAATGATGATGGATTAAAATATTTTTGTTAAACAAAATTTCTTTATTATATCGATAATGAATCATATTATAGCCTGCTTATCATTTGAGCTTGATTATATCAAGTAATAACTGTGCTCTTTTGAAATACGTATGATTTTTTTGAATGTGCTGATATCCTTTGAGGGCAATATTACTTGCCTCGTCAGGGTGCTCAATGTAGTAATCAATTTTATTAATCATATCTTCAAATGAATCGTATATAACACAATGTTCATTATTCTTAATGATATGGTTAATGTTAGGAACATTATTTGTAAGCAAAAATGTTTTTGTTCCTAATGTTTCAAATACACGATAATTTAAATCATCTGCTATAGATTTGTTAACTGCAATTTTATATGAATTAATTGCATCAACCATATCGTTGCCAATTACAAAAATATCTTTCTTAAAACGTTTTCCATAGCGTTTTTCCAGTAGTTCTGTCCAATATGGACGATCTGCAATCATCGAACCACAAAATCCGATATCATTTGATTTTTGTATTTCGGGTTTAAAATCGATTAAGTCATCTGGATATGCATTTGGAAACCAATATGCTTTGTCGCAGGCACCAGCAAAGTATTGAATATACTGCTGCGAAGAATTTAGGTGAATATTAATTTTAGACCTTTTTGAAAAGGCAAGATATCTTGGGATACCTCCGCAATGACAATCAATTGTCCAGTGTAATTTAAGTTGTTTATATGTTGATAAGTCTGGAACCCAACCAGTTTCATCATAGTTTTCCAAAACAAAAAGAACATCATAATTTTTGGCTATTTCTGAAAATGGAGTATTGAAATTGTCATATCCAAGTCCCCATACATCACATTTAATTCCAAGTTTATTGAAAGCTCTTCGAAAGTTTTCACACTCTCTAAATTCTCTGTTTTTTTCGTGACGACCACGTTCTTGTATTATCAATATACTTGGATTCATTTTGCTAAAGCCTTCCAATGCTCTGGGTGACGTACGTTATTTTCGTCAAACACATCTCCAACAAATTCATAATTCTTTCTGGCTGTTGGAAATGGTTTCTTTTCAAAGAATTCATCATGAACGAATGACTTATCTTTTACTAAAGGATACACTTTCTCACGTAAGAAGTTTTGATCAACTTGCCAAAAGTCACCCTTTTGATATTCGTCAATCATTTTCTTAATATCTTTTAGAAAAGCACCACGGGCTCCCCACATTCCTCCCATTATAGGAACGCTATGAGCGGGATGATCTCTCATAATATGAAAGTCTTTATCAGATGCTAACCATTGATCAACTGCTGCTTTTTCTCTTAATGATAAGCGACTATCAGCATCTCGAGATAACATTACTTCCACATCAGACTCTCCAGCAGGATAGAATCTCCAAAACATTCCTTTCCAATCTCCAGGTTCATTCATCAATACAATCTCTGAACCAAGTTTTTCAAGTTTTCTAGAAACATTAGATGGAGTGCTTGAGCCAATATAAAATCTTGCAATCCAACCAGGATATACATCTGAAACTAATTCTGCATTATACAATGCACCAATAGTATATTTCGGATTATCTCCCCAGAGAGAAAATGAAATAACTTTTTTCATATCTTTTTCTTTCGACCTGCAAATATAAATGTTGCGTAATGATACTCTGGGTTTCTGCCTTCTTCTCTTGGCAATATATTTTCATATATTGTCGTATACGATTCAACATGTTTTCTTATAACTGATTCATCAAGTCTTATAGGATGACAAGGATCATTTAAGTCACCATGTTTTAAAATGTCCTCATTGGAAGTTAAATCTTGACCAAAAATTAATATACCATCATCTTTTAGTGATGAGAACATATGCTGAAAACAAGCTTCAACAGATTGAACGTGATCTAAAACATTGTTGCAGATCAATACATCAACTGGTTCGACATTATGTTCTGCTAATGAAAACTGTTCCATTGGCTTACTAAACATTTTTATGTTTGAATATCCAGAAAAACGTTTAACAGACTTGTTTAAAGAAATATATTGTTCTAACAATGGATCTTCTAATAGGATACGTTTTGGAGTATATCCTAATGAATGACATACTAGCTCAATGTTTTTAGCATAAGGACCGCAGCCGACTTCATATATCGATTCAATCTTTTTTTCTCTTTTAAGAAATTCATAATTCATGAATTTGGAAGCCCACCATGAATTCCAATCTTCATTATCATTAGGCTCATTAACCCAACACGCTAATTCTGCCTTTTGAGCTTCCATCCATCTTTCCACAGTAACTTCTTCGATATTAATATTTTCTCTCATTTTAAATCCTTTATACTAATCATTTTTCAACCAGTTTTAATCGACTAATTAAATTGTTTTCTTCATATTGATTAAGCGGCTCTTGATCAAATCGGTTCTGCATTTCATCAGCCGAAGCATTTAATAAAATATTTTTTAGTTCTTCAAACGTTTCGAAAAATATCACGTTTTTAAACTTCGATATAGAATCAATATGCCATTTATATTCACTATCAACTTGTTGAAGTAAAATTCTTCCAGAGGTCAATGCTTCATATGTTCTTGTATTAAAACCTTTAAAATTTCCAAAAGGTGCCAATATGATTTTATGATTAAGAAAGTTTGATATGTAATCATCCCAAGACTTTGTTCTACCTTTGTTGCTTACGTAGAACTTATCCTTAATATCTGAATCATTAGCTATAAGCGCCATAAGCTGATCTCTTTTTTCATATCCGATAGTCCCAGCTTGTCCACTAAAGGTTATACGATTTTCTTGTGGTGCCTGAGAACGCTGATCATAGAATCTTCTAGAAGCCCATTGAGGCAACCAATTGATTCCATACTTACGGCAATCTTGTTCATCACTAGCATAGAAGCTATTTGTAAATTGCTGACAGAGAGAAAGACTATAATGACTTTTTTGCTGCCATTGAGGAACTATGCAATCGATCTTTTCAAAACAATAAATGTGCTTATTACCTTTATAGTTTTTCCAATGTGATCGATATATTGGACTATCCCAAAGATACATTAAAAAGTCATGACCAATAAACAATAAGTCTTCACCACGAACATCAAAAAGATGCTTGTGATTTTGTTCAGAAACTATAATCACATTATCTGTATTGTAATCTAATATAGAACTCGATGTTCCGCAGCCATAATCATTGGTAACTATTTTCATTTTTCTTCCTTTAAAACAGCAGATTTACTGTTAGCCCAGTCCCAATCTTTTCTAATTTCTTTATTTCTTTTCCAAACAGCTTCGAAGATATCAGATTTTGCATTGCCATTTAAATCTTTTATAACATTTATAAAAGCATTAATATCTTTGGGAAAACACGTGCCGCCGAAGCCATAATCTCCATCTGGACCAGGAACTCTAGTATGGGATCGACCTATTCTTACATCGGCAGAAACACCATCAATGACTTTTTGATAATTTACATTGATATCTTCAGTAAGAAGCTTTATTTCGTTAAAAAACATAACCTTTAAAGCCAAGAAACAATTTGCGGCATATTTTACCAATTCAGATTCGTTTGAATCCATACGAACAATAGGAATGTTTGGAAAATCTGTTTCATATAATGTTGCCACTTTATCAACATCTTGAACTGAGCCACCTAATACAGTTCTATCAGCATTAATGAAATCATGATTCGCATTAGCAGCAGTTAAAAACTCTGGATTGTGAACAAATCTAAACTGTGAGTATTTTTCGGATAAAGCTCTTGTTGTGCCTACTGGAACAGTCGATTTAATAATGAATGTTCCTTTCAATGGCAGTTCTTTTATGCTCTCAAAAAAACTATACAATATTGAAAGATTTGCTCTGCCTCCTTCTACATGAGTCATTGGAGTAGGAAGGCAAACGAATATATATTCGGCTTTTAAAGCTTCGTTTAGTGAACAATTAGAACGAGAAGGCACTACATCATACACTAAAGGATTTCTGTGCTTAAATCCATTTGCAACTGCGCCTCCAACAAAACCATTACCTATAACAGATATTTTCATTTGTTTCTCTCAATCCAATCTTTTACTATATCTGGATGACCCATTTCAACTCTATATGAATTATTTTTACTTCCATCCCAAGGACGATGGAATACATGCCCACCAGTTCCTTGTTCGAGCTCTAAAGATTTTTGCTTAATCATATCATCCGTTATCTCTGCCCAAGTAAGACCAGGAAAGAATGGATTTGTTTTTTCGTCTCTGTCTTCGTTATAGAGACTCTTCCATGAAGCATTCCAGAATGTTCTGAAGTTTCTAATCTTCCGCTCAATGTTAAACCAAGAATAATGATGAACGCCTGGTAGTTCTTTTAAAGTATCGTTAAGAAACTTTTCTACTTTTGGAACCAATCTTTCATCACGAATTGCTGATTGTTTTATATGTTCAAATCCTGGTGGCAAATATCCAGCACATGGAATAATATGACCACTATCAGCGGATATGTAGTCGCAACCATCTGTTCCATGTTGTGCATACAACAAACCGTTTTCATACTTTCGTAAATGCAATGGAATGCCGTGCAATATATCTGAATGATTTTTAGATAAACGCCATTTCCATACAGTTACATCTAATCTTGCTTTACCATCACGTCCCCAATAATCAACCACAGGAAGTGCTAATAAATGATATATATTTTGTTTCATGAATGTTTCAGCAAGCGGCTTGATTAGTGGAATGTGCTTTTCATGAACAACTTCATCGATATCAAACTGCCAAAGAATATCTCCTGTGCATTGTTTTCTTGATAGAGTTTTGGTATAACCATCATACATTCCGTGATTTGGAGCATCCCATGGAACCTTATCGCTGTGAACAACTTTAAGTTTTGGTTCTGTTGTAGCTAATGCATTTAAAGTTTCTAATGTTTTATCCTTGCCATTACTTGTATCAAAAACAACTACTTCATCAGCAAATGCCAAATGACTACGAATAGACTCCAAATATGGATATTCCATTTCTAATGCATTTCTTACAGTACAATATGCACTTATCTTCATCTTGTCACCTTGTATAGAGCACGTCGCCCCATCCTATTTCATTTAAGCTTTTGCAAACTTGTTTAAAACCAAACTGGGAAAGATACTGATCCATATCTCCAACCCCTCTTACCTTGGTATGAATATTTCTAATAAAAGATGGGGAGCGGCTCAGATTCTTTTCAAATCCTTGAAGCACTTTCATCTCACTACCATCATCTACGTCTACTATGACAGTATCATATTTTTCAATAGGAAGCTTTGCAACATTTTCTCTTTGAAAACTATCAAATGTTTTTGAAACGTTATGAATATCACGATCTAAAAACACTTCAGTAATATATTGCTGGATAAGAGGATACTGTTTTGTTTTATTATATAAACCAGACAAATTTTCACGATTACGATCTAACCAGAGAACATGATGAACATGGTTGTCTGAGTATACTCTGCCCTGTTCTCCGAGATTTGTTCCAACATGAATAATCCCGGCAACTGGACGCCCCAATTCTTTTAACATAGTGCGAAATGTTATATTCATTTTTTACCCTTACCTAAACTTATTGTTCCAATAAAAATTAAAACTGCTATTCCTAATACGGCAGCATTCATCCAAATCATAAACATAAAAAATCCTGTGGCTTTACAGCTCACAGGATAGTTTATCTCACGCCGGTTTTTTTGGTTATCAGGTGCAATGCTCTGTGCCATTATAATCGCAGAACCTACAAGAAGCCCTGTTCTTGATTGCACGACCACTTGCCACCTGATTAATCATATTGTTTAGAACCTCAAGAGCCTTTGCCTCGGTCTTTGGTCCAACACTTACTGGAACAAGCTCACAACGGCTATTATCCGTCTTACGTGGGGTTCTCTTAAGCAAGACAAATCCACACTTAACCTGATCAAGACGTAGATTGAATAGGCGACAGAAATAATGCTTGTAGAATACAAGCTGCAACTGCTTCTGGAAATCCCTCTTCTTCATAGCATCCCAGCCCCATGAAGTAGTCTTCCAATCCAGAATCCAGAACTCATATCCATCACCAAACTCTGGCTTCTCTCCACCCTCTACTTGCCCTACAAGCTCCGATAGGCGCATTACAACTGGCTTATCGGTGTCCTTATCTGGCAAGGAACTTCCACGCTTCTTGCGGGCATTCTTGGGCATACGAATGATGGTATCAATATAGCCCTTGAACCACTTGTTTGTTTGTCCAGCTACACTCTCATATAGAGCGTGCTCTGCTGCAAATCCTGTCCAGCCTGGAAACGTTTCATCCATAAAGGTTGGAACTGCATTTACAATCTGAGGAATTGAAGCTGCAAAATCATTAAAGTCCTTATCAGACACTTCAACGCCATGCTCCTCCTTTAGCTTATCGCAATGTTCACGAAACTGCTTTGTTGCAGCAGTAATCGTTTCGTCATTAAGCTCATGCTTACCAAGAATATAATTCTCAAGAACATCGTGGATTACCTGACCATATTCTGTATGGATGCTTGGCTTTCCAAGAATAATCTTTTCAACGTGCTTAAGACGGTGACGATAAGAACAATCCATCCAATCAGAGATTTCCGAATAAGAAACGTGATGCTTTCCGGTTGGAAGGGTTGTAGGATCTTCAAATAGAGGTAGCTGGAACTTTGTCATATTTCACTTCATTTGTGTATGGCGAATTCCAAAGTTTGCATTCATATGGAATTCGCTGAGATTACGAGCATTAGAATAAGAAAAGGCGCTCTGCAAACCTCCCTTAATCTGATTAACTACATCAATGACGCTATGCTCGCTTGCATCAATAAGGGTTGAAATGCCTTCTGCTGTAGGAAGAGAGTTAGGATTACGAATTGTTGACATAGCATCACGGCTTGCCATACCACGATAAACCTTCTTACCACCTACACGCTCACCGGGAGCCTCACGGCAACTTGCAAACAATCTGCCACACATGACAAGATCGGCACCAGCACCAAGAGCCTTAGCAATATCACCAATCTCGGTAATACCACCATCAGCAACAATTAGAGGCTTGTTATGCATACCACGAACAACACTAGCACATTCCTTAACAGCACTAAACTGTGGAACGGTAACACCAGTAACATTCTTTGTGGTGCAAACGTTGCCGGGACCAATACCAACTTTAACAGCATTAGCGCCCCAAGAAACAAGATCCCTAACAGCCTGACCAGTAGCCACATTTCCAGCCATAATATAAACGTCTGAATACTTGCCACGAAGCCAAGTAGTCATATCTCGCATCATGCGGGAATGACCGTGAGCAATATCAATAACAAAGTTACGAGCACCAGCATTATAAAGTGCTACGGCTCGATCCCTGCTCTCTTCGTTAACACCGATAGAAACAAAACAGGGATGAAGGTTGCCATGAGCGATCTCAAACTCACGAACGTTCTGATTTACATCCATGAAACGATGGATAGCACCAATCCCACCACCAACAGACATAGCCTGAGCCATTTCACCAGCGGTGACGGTATCCATGTTCGCAGAAATAACAGGAACGTTAATTGTCATATCTCCAATATGGACAGAAGTAGACACCTGCGAACGTGAGGTTACTTCGCTGTATTGAGGAACGAGGAAAACGTCCTTGTAATCCAAGGAACCAATATCAACGTATGGCTTGTAAAAATGATCACTCACGGTATTCATCCTCGTCTGGCCACTCTGTATCCTGCTCATAATGTTCCCGATCATTTGGCTCTCGTTCGGGAATAAAGAAAACTTCGTCTGTGTCAGGTGTAAATTCTGTTCTGTGCTTTGGTTCAATAGTCATTACTTCAACTCCATTTATTAGAATATCATATCCATTAATGGATTTAAATCATTTATTTTCCTGTAAAACACGCCAAAATCTCGCAGGACCGTCAATCAAATATTCTTCAATCTCGGGAATACTCTTATTAAACCATTCCTCTGATACGTGCAATACAAAATGATTAACAAGAGGTTCGCCACCAAGCAATTTACATTCTGTAGTAATGCGTGATCCTACATCAATATCTCTTGGAAAGAAAACTAATCCCTTACTCTTTGCCAATTCCTCGAGGAACTTTTCATTACTAAGCCCTTTTAGAATCACATAAGGCATATTGTTTTCTTTACAATATTTGATAGCGTCTTCGGTTCCTTTGATCCAGCTATCGCTGCCAAGAATAGCCCAGCGATTTTCTGGAACTAACTCACCAGCTTCTTTACGCTGTCTAATCTTACGAATGTTAAGAATAGTTTCTGGATAATAGGTGCTGCCCTGTGTAAAATCTTTTGTGCGACCTTTTAACTCTGGATATAACGAATAAAACTTATCTCGTTGCTTATCAGAACACCAATAAAGGACTTTTGCTCCGGTCATAAAAGTTGCATGAAACTTACCATACATTTGAGTATGACAATCGCATGGTTTCCCAGATTGCATTTCGTGCTTTAATGTTGAGCGCAATACGCAAGGTTTAAAGTCATATTCAAAGAAATAGTATTTAACACCAAGCTGCATTACTTGATTAAGGATATGTGGAGGAACCATTGTATAGTTTCCAAAAACCCACAACTTATCACGATGCTGTTTGAGCATTTGTTCAGTAAGAGAATGGCTATGAAGCTTGAAAAGCTTATAAGGTGAAGCCTTGATAATTGCTTCGCTTGTAAGCTCTGCTCCGCCAATCAATTCTTCTGCAAAGAAATCAGCTACAAATATAACTTCTGTAGCCGGTGGGATGAAATATTCTTTTGGTATGCCGTTTAATGTCAACTTTCTTTTCCTTCTTTAAGATGCTTATCAAATTCTTCGTCTAAAACATCAAAAATGTCCATAAAAGAAAGACCACTACCGGGAATAGTAGCGGTCCAAACAGCAACCGAATATTGATAGATTGCTTCTTTATCTTTGTTAGAACGAATAAATTTTTTTGCGGACTCTCTGAATCTTTCTATTGGTGTCATATTAACCTCGTAAAGAGATTAATTATGCTCCATCATCATTGTCTGATTCGTTGTTCTGTGCCTCCAGAAGCGCCTTTAGAGCCTCCGGATCTGTAGATGCACCAATGACCGACTCAATATTATCCGGCAAGCCCTCGGGCGTTGTAGACACCTCTTCCTTGTGTTCGTCGCCAGGATCCTGTTCCTCAACCATAATCTTTACCTTCATTTCCGTTTCAACTCCATAAGGTTCATCCTTACCCTCTGCATCAGGACGATAAAGAATCTCAAAATAACCCATTGCACGGGCAGCAGAAGCTTCTTCAAAACTTACTTCAAGATCATCCTCGGTAAAGATATCCTTACCGTAGATAACATCATCAAGAACCCTGTCTACCTTTAGCTGGGTAGAAAGATATCCATCTTCAAACTCCAAAGCAATACCAATAGTATCGCCCTCCAAGACTGCATCAAAATCTGCTGCGGTGCCCTCTTCATCAAGAACAAGGCAACGATCTGCAAACTGCTCTCGCTCTACCATATCAAGTAGAGATAGAAGCTTTGTTATAGCAGAACCAAGTTCCTGATTTGCACGACCGGGATAACGTGGGGCAGAAGGATGCTTTCTACGCTTGATAGTAATCTCACGGTCCATCTTCATCGTCATAACTGATACCTTTTCCTTTACAACTACTATATCAAGTTATTAACCCATTTTAAACTATTTATTTTGTTGATTTATAAACCAAAACGTGTGCGGGCTGCATTATAATTTTGTAATACCTGCGACCCAGATAAAGCTACGCTATAAACATGGAAAGCGCCAAACTTCATATTACAATATGAACCAACTCCCATATTTGTTGCAGTTGAAGAGCCTATTGAGAAAAATAAATTTTCACCAACGTTGTATGGCGCAATTCTATTAATAGCAACCGATCCAACTGAAACTCCATTAACATATCCAACTAATGTCGAACCATCATAAGTCCATCCAACATAATACCAGTTATTAAAAGTTTGTGAAGAAGTAACTCTTGTAACAAGATTACCTTGCCAAGCAGATAAACGAAATTCTGCGGCGCCTCCAACATTAACAACGTCAATATCGCTGTTAAACCATGCAACATCATTCAAACCAGAATTACCACGCTCTACAATTATATTTCCTTGTGTTACTGGATTAACCCAAACAAACGTAGATTGTGCTTCAGATTTAGTAGGAGAAACCCCTGGAAACTTTGAGTTTAATGAGGCGTTTGTATATATACCTTCATCTACACCATTAAGAGTTAATATACCGCCATTGTCGGCGCTATACGTTGGAGCATTAACAAGAGTTGCATTGCTACTACCTTCAAGATCAAATAGATTAACTCCAGAGCCGCCATATGACGCAGATACAGAAATATCATAATGCAATATTAAACCTGCATCAACTATACCAGGATTAACAGGCTCTAACCAAAATCCAGTAGAATTTCTACTAAACATGGAAACAAAGTTTCTGTATTTGTCAATATGAAACATACCCTTTTAAATATGGTTCAGATTATAACACAGTTCCAAAAGTTTCCTTTTGCTGTTCTATATCTTTCAAACCCAAGAGACTTTAACTTGGCTGCAAACAAATGCGCTGGATATTTGCTGAACTTATCCAGATTTGTAGATAACAGCTTGTCTCTTTCTCCCATAAGCAAAGTTAATGACATTCCTTCGTCGGTTCTCTTAAGACTATCAAAGAACTTTCTATCCAAATCTTTTATAAGTTCTTGTTTGTCTTCTGATACAGGTTTTTTTGCTCTCTTCATTGCATCAAAGAAAGCTTCATTAACTTTCTCATGTGAAGTGTTATAAGTTGGATATTTGATAACTTGACCAATTAATACCGTCAATTCTCTATCTGAAATGTTATCTGCATTAACACATTGAGAACGATATATTGCAGCAGATTTTTTAAGTTCTGTAAGATTAAAACCTTTGGCTCTATCTGATGACAATAATCTGTGTAATACTATGTTACGAGCGCCATTAGGAATATATTTACCTTCAACTAACCACTTACGTATCTGAGTAATGGATCCCTTGGTCCATTCTTGTAGATTTTTATTTTCTTCGGAAGAAATAAGGTTGCCCAAATTTAAATTTTGAACTTCCCTTATTTTTTTATCTTCCTTGGTGCGTTTCTCTTTAGAAAATACCAAGTCCAAAATATATTTGCTTGCAATCTGTATGTTATTTGCGAAGTCAGCAGTATATACGCCGCCAGAGATATGACGACTGGGAGGGATAACAACATATCCTCCATATCCTCTCACGTCTACCTGTGGAGCTACTTTACTGGCGCTATTAGATACGCTGTAAGGCGTCTGAAACCAGAAATGCCACCCACCACTACCCGTCCGATAATGGAAGGTTTCTAAAGGCATTAAACGTAATAGGGGATGATCTTCGGCGTCTATATCAATAACAAACAATCGGTTCCCATTACTGGTCTTTCTTCCAGTAGCTACACCATAGTTTATATTCTCCATACCTAACCACTTTTCAATCTTTTGTGGGTCATTAGTGGCTACGTGCTTCCATGAATACTTTAAGAGTGGATGCTTGCCTGGAGAACTACATGCGGGATTATTACATGTGCAACGACCGTCCTTTACGGATTGTAGGGGTAGAAGGAATAACTCATTAGAGAGGATAAAGTTTTTAACCGTTTGTCTGTCCATGACATATGGTATACGGGATAGGAGTTAGGTTATATACCCTCTTCTAATTGGTAGGGTTCCACACCACCACATATAGATTAACTTTATAACATTATACACAATATATTGTAAGCAAAAAAATATCGGGGGGTATTTCTACCCCCCGATACTGATTATTCAGTTATTAAGGATTAACCTTAATAGCCGGGATTATCACTTAACAGCGCCTTGGGCGTTGACAGCGACCATCTTGACACGTTGAAGGTGCCACTTGTATGTGCCAGCTTCGTTTGCGCCATTTGCTACTCTTACCTTACCGTCAGTAAGGAAGTTAACATCGAGGTCTGCGCCACCGAGTAGGTCTTGTGCAAGTTCTACTACGGAGAGGACAGTCATAAGACCGCCATTGCAGAATGCTGATACACGGTATTCACCAGTCATACCTGCACCAACATCTTCGCTGTCCATTGCAACAACTTGGAAGTTAGCCATGACCATGCCGGTGAAGCCAGAGAGATCACCGAACATTCCATCAAAATCAAAGCTGTCATTAGCACCAGCAGTTTCAACAACTGTAGCTACTGGAACTAGTTCAAGTTGATTTGGACCAACCTTGAGGCTTGCTCCAACATCAAGATTATCGCCAATAGAAGCATTTGAGAATACGCCTTGACCGAATGAACCGGTTCCGACAACAGTAACATCGCCACTGCCAATAATGTTACCAAAGCTAACATCTCCAGCACTCATTGGACCATTGACTGTCAATCCGCCTTGTGCAACGTTGATTGTCATTGATTCGTTGACTGGTGAGAAGACGATATCGCCTGCTGGATCAAATGTAGCACCTGGAAGTGCTGTGTAATCAGCTACACCAAGTCCACCTGCAACGTTAACAGAACCAGAGACGTTTACGTCATTAGAAACCCAAACGTTTCCGGAGATTAGACCGCCGGTCTTGTCATACTTGTTGTTTTCAAGATCGGTTGCACGAACTGCAAGAGAATCATCTGCTGCAAGGCGTGTGGAAGCTTCAGCAGAGATTGCTGTTCCAAGAGAAGCCTCTGCAACCATTGCTCTGGATTCTTCTGCGTCAACGTCTGCAATACGTGCAGATGTTTCGGTAGAGATAAGAGCTGCAAGGGAAGCGTCAGCGGCTGTGCGAAGGGATGCTTCGCCAGATACTGCTGCTACACGATCAACAATCTCTGTGGAGAGATTTGCTGCGATAGAAGCTTCTGCTGCCATTGCACGAGATTCTTCTGCGTCTACATCAACAATGCGTGCGGATGCTTCTGCGGAGATTGCTGTTGCAAGAGACATTTCTGCTGTTTCTGCACGGTTTTGCTCTGTAGAGATTGCTGTCTCGAGAGAGTTGTCTCCGTCAATGCGATTTTGTGTTTCAGCAGCGATTAGACCATCAAGATAATCTTCAGCAGCTTCTGCTCTGGAAACTTCAGCAGAAAGTGCAGCAGCTACGGATGCATCACCAGCTACACGTGAAGATGTCTCGGAAGACATTTGTGTAGAAAGTTCTGCTGCAAGAGAGTTGTCACCAGCAAGGCGGGTAGATTCTTCTGCTGCAAGACGAACTGTTAGAGAAGAGTCTCCAGCAATGCGTGCTGATTCTTCAGAAGAGATAAGTGTTGCAAGAGAACCTTCGGCTGCTGTAGCACGGGACTCTTCTGCATCTACATCAGAAGCACGAGCAACGATTTCAGCAGAGAGAGCTGTATTAAGAGACTCTTCCGCTGCGGTTGCACGGGATGCTTCAGAGGAGATTGCAGCAGCATTTGATGATGCAAGAGCTGTAATAGCGCCATTGATGGTGCTATCGGCAGCTTCAAATGCAGCAACGATCTCTGTAAGAGAGTCAATAGATGCTGGATCTACGTTTGATGTGATGAAGCTGATTACTGCTGCAAGAGAAGCGTCAGCGGTTTCACGTGCTCCGGTTTCGGTGCTAAGTCCGGACCAGAGTGAATCAACTGCAACTTCACGAGAAGATTGTTCGGCTGCAATGGAGGAAGCAAGAGAGTTGTCTGCGACAACTTGCATTGAGTATACGCCTGCAAGTGCTACTGTAAGAGAAGAATCACCTGCAATACGTTCTGAAGTTTCAGAAGTCATGTATGCAGAGAGATCAGAAGCTACAGATTCATCACCGGCAATACGGTTAGATACTTCTGTAGACATTTGTGTAGAAAGCTCAGTTTCAAGAGACTCGTCGCCGACAAGACGAAGAGAAGCTTCTGATGCTACTTCTTGATCAACATATGCCTTTGTTGCAACGTGTGCAAGAGCTGTTGGCATTGCTGCGCCACCGTTTGGATCTTCAATACGGATGTAGCCTGCGTTGATGTATGTCTTACCAAGGTCTGGATCATCTACGATGTCAAGGGTAAGTTGTCCGGTCATTGTATCGCCGGAAACGTTGACATATACGTCGCCAAGAGCGAGTATTTCTGAAGCACGTGCTGATATTTCAGCTTCAAGTGCTGTATTGAGAGATTGATCAGCAGCAAGACGTGTAGAAGCTTCTGCTGTGATTGCAGAACCACGAACAGATTCTTCTGTTGAAAGTCTTGTTGTAAGAGAATCGTCTCCTGCAATGCGAGCTGATTCTTCTGCTGCTACTGCTGCAACACGTGCAGAAGTCTCAGAGGAAAGGTCAGAAGCAAGGGATTGATCTGCTGCAAGACGGGTTGAAGCTTCTCCATCGATAGCTACTTGAAGAGTGGAGTCGCCTGCAACACGAGCTGATTCTTCAGCGGTTACTGCTGATGCACGAGCAGATTCTTCTGCTGCGAGTCTTGTTGTAAGAGAAAGTTCAGCAGATTCTGCTCTTGATTGTTCTGCGTCTACGTCTGCTGCACGATTAGAAACTTCAGCAGAGATAAGTGCTGCAAGAGATTGATCATTTGCAAGACGATTTGATTCTTCTGTTTCAAGACGTGTTGTAAGAGATTCATCACCAGCTACACGAGAGGAAGCTTCTCCAGAGAAAAGCAATGCTGCATAATCAGTAGCAGCATTATAGTAAGAAATTTCAGCAGATTGTGCTCTGGAGATTTCGGAAGTAAGTGCAGAGTTAAGAGAGGTTTCAGCAGCAAGTGCTCTGGAAGCTTCAGAGGAAATAACTGATGTAAGGGACTCGTCTGCTGCTGCACGAAGAGAAGCTTCGGCAGAGTCTGCTGCCTCCATTACAGTTACGATAGAAGCATCTGCTGCGGCACGAAGTGACGCTTCATTGGAAACTGCGGTTTCACGAGCTGCTACTTCTGTAGAAATAAGTGCTGCAAGAGATGCGTCTGCTGTAGAGTATGCTGATGCAAGGGAAGCATCACCAGCCGCACGGAGAGAAGCTTCAGCAGAGTCTGCCGCTTCCATTACAGCGATAACAGAAGCATCGCCAGCTTCACGAAGAGAGGCTTCGGAAGCGATTGCATTTAGAACTGTTGTGGCGAAGTTTGGATCGTCGCCAAGAGCCGCAGCAAGTTCATTGAGAGTATCAAGGAGTTCTGGGGCTTGATCAACAAGGTCAGCAATTTTTTGGTCGGTGTATCCTTCTGCTGCTGCGAGAACGGATGCATCGCCTGCTACACGAAGAGAAGCTTCTGTAGAAACTGCTGCTTCACGTGCTGCAACCTCTGTTGAGAGATCGGAAGCAAGGGAAGCATCTGCTGTAGAAACTACTGATGCAAGAGATTCAACTGCTGATACACGGAGGGAAGCTTCTGTGGAAACTGCTGCTGCACGATCAACAACCTCTGTAGAAATGAGAGCAGCGAGAGAAGCGTCTGCTGCATCCATTACTGTTACAACAGAAGCGACTGCTACTTCACGAAGGGAAGCCTCGGAGGAGACTGCTGCTTCACGAGCTGCTACTTCTGTAGAGAGAGCAGATTCAAGAGATTGATCAGCGGCAAGACGAATAGATGCTTCATTGTCAATAGCAGCTTCGGCGTCATCCATTCTGCTTCCGAGAGCAGATACTTCAGCGTCGTTTACGGAGTCTGCGGCCGAAATTTCAGCAGCAACGTAAGCTTCCAATTGAGAAACGACTACTACGTCGGAAGGTGCAACACCTTCTGCAACGTTGTGGATTTGATTTCCACCCATGTCAATGCTGCCAGAAGCATTGACAAGAATAGAATCTGCAACGAGGTCTGTTAAGCTGCCGCCGAGATTTCCGTCATTTTGTTGAACGAACTTCTTGGTTACAACGGAGGCTCCGCCGCCTTGTCCTGCTGGGACAATGTTGAAAGTATTATTTGTGCTCAAAGGAACGTTTAATGATGAAGCATCAGCAGGTGTTAATTCTAACCAAAGAACAACAAGACCGCTACCGGTTACACCGATATCGATAATTTGCGCTACTAGGTTATTTGCGCCGCTGACGATATCTAAAGAATCGCCGATAGCGACACCAACTCCAGCCGCAGTTACGCCACTATTCAAAACAACAACTAATTGTGTTTGATTTACGTAACCTGCATTAGTTGCAGAGTTAGGTGTAGTTGCATTGTAGCCGTTTGAGCCGTAATTTAGAGACGTAAAGCCCCAAATATCGGATGTGTTAATTACTGACATATATTATTATTCTCCTGTTTTGGATAGTTCTGTGCCTTACTGGAAAGAAACCATCTCAGTCCAAGTAAGGAGAACCCCGATTATAATTATATTTCCTAAACAGGAATATCCAGATATTCTATGTATATTATTTGATAATATTTCCGGTAAGAATATCAATGACAGAAATCTTTATAATTGTGGCAGCAAACGCAATTTTATGCTGTGAACCATTGCCATATGCAAACAAAATACCGTCAGAAGTTATATTAACGTCCCAAGAAGTAGGATCATCAGTAGCAGTTTCTCCAGAGAAAGTTTTTTGGTCTAACTCAGTAATACTAACAACTGTTATGGCATCAGATTGTTTAAATAAAGAAATGAAAAACTTCCATGCACTAAATGCTCTTTTGTCATTCTGCTGTAAATCATTTGTGCTTGCAAGAACGTCAATATTAACTGTTGCATATTGATCATTGTCAAGAAATGATGCAATATCAAAAAGAGCATGATTTTGAACAGAAGCAATAGGTATAATGATTTTTGAACTGTATGGCGTTATATCAATGCCATTTACAATTAACATATTGTTGGAATTTGAATTGCCTATGTTGACTGCCGGTTCTGTATTATTTGTATCTATTCTCAATATTGGAGATGAATATGCACTTCCACCAAAATCTATATAGCCTTCACCAGCTTTCTGTATTCTTAAACTGGTAGGCGATGAAGTGGTATCTAACGCTAAAAATGTTCCTATTTCATTTAAGAACTGATAACCGCTATAACCATCAACATCTGTTGATTTAACTGCAACAATTGAAGAATTTGTATCGGTTTCAACTTCAAAAACTTTGTTGCCATTTTTATCGTAAGCAACGATTGGCTTCCAGCAAGTTGCACCAGCCGTTTCACTTGTTGTTAATCTTAAACCTTCGTCATCTTCAAATGGAGAAGTATGAACTAAATCAAGTTTAGGCTCTGAAATGAGAGGGTCGCCAATGAAGCAAATGGTGTCAGCCAACTGAACAAATCTCTCATTGTCATAGGCATTTTGTAGGTTAATAACCTTTCTATCGGCTAAAAGCTTATCGCCGTCCCAAACAAAGACGGCGCCGCTAATATGTGGTTTACCAACGAAAGACATTTAATCACCAATCCATCGGATGCTTAATAACTTCAATATTATCAATATCAAAATGTGCTTGACTTGTTCCTTCTCCAGCGAAGATAACAATACCACATGAACCTAAATCTTGCTGTGCCCACTCTCCTCTAAATGGACCAAATTCTGAAGTATAATACGTATCATCAACTCCACAAGAACCAGCATTTGTATTTAGAGAATTTCTTACGGTCCAAGAGTTTTGGAAACCAATTGATTTGCGTGTTAACAAAGAACAAACTTCAAATTCAAAATTTGTTATTGGTCTTCCGTATTGAGAAATAAGAGGAACTTTTGGACCTGGAGGATTATTACTACCATATTTTACTTGACCAGCCTCAACCTTGATTGCCTTTACGTTTTGATTTCCAAAGAAACAAACATTTCCCAATCCATAATAGTCTTCATCGGATTCGTCATTAGAAAGGAATGAAGCTCCTATGCCGTTCCATTCTCTTGCTATTCCAGAGAAGTTGCAAAGTCTAAATCTTAACAAATATCTGAATCTGTTTTGATCATCCAATGGAATGCCAATATCATTGATATTGATTATAAAAACTCCAGAATTTGTTTTTTGTTTAAAATCAACTCTTAAGATTTTGCCCCAAGAAGAATTGACGACTCCAATAGAGCCGGTTCCGATTGTATCGCAACTTATATTAAATTGGGACGTGTCTTTTTCGTTCCATTTCCAAATAACAGGGCTTGAGGTTTCGGCAGATATATGCAAACTACCTGCTGAACTTGTAGTAACTGTTACATTGTCTCCTGCTACTATATAAGGAGAACCGTCAGTTAATTTTGTTAATGAGCCTTGGAAGCCTCCAGAAGCTTTTACAATATTGCCTACGGATAAAGAGCCACCAATGGTCGTCTCATCCTTTTCTGAGTTATGAACAATACCCTTGGAGGCAACAATCTTGGTTCCATCCCAAGCAAGGATAGAACCACTTGATGCAATCTTTGATAAATAAGAAAATATTTGCATCAGACTATACCCCATCCTATTCCAGAACCAAAATATACAAATTTAGCAGAACCATAATCAATAGCTATTGTTGCGCTTGGAGAACCGTCTATTTGTTCTCCTCCAGCAGCGGTTACTACAATTGAATCAAAGGCGGCAGAACCAGATACGTCTTTAACTATAAATGTTCTGCCAAATTCTGAAGCTGGAAGTTCTATGCCAGGTCCAGCAGATGCACTTATAGCAATAATATAATCATTAAGAGATGCTGTATATGGAAGAGATGTTACTATTTTCGGGTAATAACGAAGTCCATTATATTGAGTGAGAGTTCCATTACTTCCTCCGGAACCACTTACAGATAATGAGCCAGTTACTTCAACTTTATTTTTAAATACGGATGAACCAGATTGTTCAAATGAGCCAGAGTTCAATACTATTGCATTTAAAGTATTGGCTCCTGTGAAGAATCTAACTGTGCCGCCACCAGTTCCTGTAGCGTTTATAAATTCTGCTACATTTGCAGTTCCTGAAGCGCCACTGCCATCTACAAATACATTTTTTTCTCCAGAGCCTTGAACATAAAATTTTAATGAACTTTGATCTGGTTGATAATATATTTCAGATTTTCCTGTGCTGTTATAAAGTTCGCCTGCGCCAGAGAACCAAGATATTTTGCTTACGGAACCGCCAGTTGATCTTAATGTAAGTTGGGCACCTCCAGCAACGGAGTTTGCTGTTCCTATATTAACTAATGAAGCACTTGAACCACCAGAATAACCGTATATGTCAATTGCGCTAAAATTAGTTGCGTATGGTCCATTTTTACCAGGCTCCAATCTTATAAGAGGAGGGAAATTCAAACCAATAGGTGTCAAACCACCACTTAAAACAAGTGATCCAGTTAAATTATTAACAGCAATTGTTGCAATTCCAGCGTCATATGCTTGTTGTAAGGTTGGTGCTGCTTGAACAGTTGCACTTATGGTAACAGAGCCATTAGAGCCGGTGACAATGTTGGTTCCGCTTCCAGCAATTAGATAAGATGTTCCGTCGCTTAGTTTTGTAAGTGATCCACTTAATCCAAGAGTAGCAACAAGAGAACCAGTTACTTCAACTCTTCCTGTTCCAATTGAAGAACCAGAATTAACTCTTACGATATCTCCTCTGTCAGAATCATCATCTCCAGTTCCATCACCAATCACAAATAAGGAGAAATCATTATCTCTCTTATTGTATTTTCCTTGAACGTGCTGATTTGAACCAGAAGCAATTGTTCCTATGCCTTCTGAGTGCGATCCTTCTCCAAGTGCAAAAGTGAACATTCCTTCTGCGTGAGAGTAGTCTCCGGATGCAACAGTTGTTTGACCTTCTGCATGAGAGCCGCTGGCAGAAGATGTTGTGCTCATGCCTTCTGCATGTGAGGCTTCTCCTGATGCTGTATTCTGACTTCCCTCGGCGTGAGCAAACATTCCACTTGCCGTAGTAGTGCCGCCTTCAGCATGTGAACCAAGTCCCTCTGCCGAAGAATATTGTCCTTGTGCATGAGAATAATCTCCTGTTGCCGAAACGTCATTACCTTGCTGGAATTTCAAATAAGCGGTAACATCATCAAAGAACTGTGCCGGAGAACCGACCTTAAGAGGTGAGCCACCGTGAAGTGTGCCTGATATTACAACATCGCCGCCAAATACGGCTACTCCTGGAACCGCACCATCTTTGCCACCCTGCACGCCAGATACAAAGAAATATGCATCTGTCCCTATAGCATCTGCAAAATATCCGGTTCCTAAATTTCCTGCTATAGCAACAGAAGATGTTGTAGCTAACTTATCACCGCCGTCTTCCCACGTTCCTGATACGTAAGTGTAATATGTAGAAGATGTTGAATAAGTAACTCCTGTAAAACTTCCAGATGGTCTTAGCTCAAATCCGCCAAACATACCATAAGAAGCACCGTTACTCGAAGAAACTTGAAGCTCATATATTGCTTGCGAAGAACTGTTGAAGTTACTTGCAGATATAAGATTTACTGAAGTTACTATTGTTGGAGTTGTGCCACTAACAAAAAGGTATTCGTTGCCAACGCCACCGATTTCAACATATGAACCGCTTGTGACGTTATATAGTCTTACGCTACCCGTAGCAGTTGGACTGGTATTTGCTATGATCCCGTAAAGAACAATAGAACCAGTAAATTGATGTGCCGGAAATATTACTTGACCAGCGACAGTATCGGCAGTGGCATTTGTAGAATAATAATCAAGTACTTCAAGGCGATAGAACGAAGAACCACCTCCGCCGCTTGCGCTGCCAGTTATTGAAACTTGTCCAAGAGAATTTGTAGCTATTGTTATATTTGGACCAGCTAACAAATAAGGAACACCCGGCGCTACAGCTTGCAACGAACCAGAAAGTCCATTTTTAAAATAACCAGAACCGGTTATTGTAAGTGAACCAGAAGCCTCTATGACTGCATTAGATGGGGACCAGAAAAAATTAGTTCCAGTTCCACCACCTGATGGATAAGTTCCATCTACAGTAAGATTTCCAGAAATATGTACATCGCCACCGAAACAAGAAATAGACTTGGCATTACCAACATTTCTTTGCCCAATTCCACCAGAAACATATAGGAAAATATCTGTGCCAATACTACTGGTTATAAATGTAGACTGATTAATAAAACCTTGATTTGGAGCAGTTCCATCATCTGCCAAATGAGAATAGACTACTATTTGAGCTCCTGTTTCGGTTCCCGTGGAACCAGAAGCTATTATCTTATTAGTTTGTATTTGGGATGCTCTAAAGTCAATTGGCATGGTTAATCTCTATTTCTTCATTAAATATCTCTCTGATGCATTACTGAACTGCCAAGATATAAATTGAACTGCTCATTGGAGCAGAAATTTCTATAATTTCTCCAGAACCATTTAATGTTCCATACTTTGTTTCCAATGCAACGTTACCATCAAAGTTTGAGTTATCATCATAAGGAGATTGGAATATGGCTGGACCAGCCGAAGCGAGCGGCGCCCAGCTTGCGGTTACATAACTTTCATTATCTGGAACTTCTCTGTCTACGCTACCAATAAATACTCCTGCCGTTGGAGCGATAGAGGCAATAGAACCAGTAAAATAACTTGGATATGATGATGCATATGCCGCCCTATAACGGATTGTTCCAGAGTATGGAGCAGAAAGGGCTACAACGCCACCCGAAGTGGTTCTGCTTATCCCAAATATGTTAACGTTTTCTGTATTAGGTTGTGCTATATCAGCAGTTCCTTGCGAGAAAACAACAGTTGGATTTGAACTGAATGTAAAATTAAATGAAAATGACTTGTAAGATTCGTTATTGAAATGAATCAAATCTTCATCATATTCCCCAAGTAAATTAGCAATATCGTTAGTATCGCCAAGCAGCTTATATACATCTCTATGACGAATCGTTTGATTCAAGTCAAGAGTGGTTGTATACGTATTGCCGTCAGAGCCAAGTTTAGTCTCAGTAATGATTACAGGTGGTCTACGAGGAATTCCTACTGGATAGGACTTTCTCCATTGATTACGATTTTTAATGTATTTATCGTTTGCCACATTCTGTAATTATCAGTTAAATTCTAAATCACAATACGGAACTTGCAAGGGTTGCCAACTCTGAACGCTCACCCTTCATTAATCTCATATGACCAGCAATCTTATACTTCTTGAACTTCTCAATAGCTATGGTTAAACCATTGCTCTTGGCATCAATATACATATTATCAATCTGATCAATGTCGCCAGTAAGAACAATCTTTGTGTTTTCGCCTACACGAGTAATAATGGTCTTAAGTTCGTGAGCAGTTAAATTCTGTGCTTCATCGATAATGATATAAGCATCTGAAATAGAACGACCACGAAGATATGTAATAGCTTCTATTTCAATAAATCCATCTTCAAAGAACTGATTGAAGGTCATTTCATTGTTCTTTGACTTTCTTCCGCCTGTGCTGGAGAATAGTAGATAACGAAGATTGTCCTTGATAGGCGCAATCCATGGCTCTAACTTCTCTTCCTTGGTGCCTGGAAGGAAACCAATATCATTGCCGACAGGAACAACCGGACGACAAATGAATAGTTTCTTATAACGCTTCTTCTCAATTACCTGATTAAGACCAGCAGCTAGAGAAATCAAAGTCTTACCTGTTCCAGCAAAGCCGAGCAATGTTACAAGTTTAACATCTGGATCAGTTAGCAAATCAATAGCCAAATTTTGTTCTTTATTTCTTGGCAAAAGACCATAAACTGGTGCCTTTACATCATGAACAATCTTAAGAGGCTCATCTTTGCCAATATAACGAACTGCTGGTTCATCATCGCTGTTTGGATCTTGTAAGACTAAAAACTGATTTGGAACCAATTCTTCAGCCAACTCTGGATCAAACTCAAGATGATATTCCTTATTTGGATCTTCAGAGCATTCCCAGTATTCTTGTATATCTTCTTCTCCAACATCGATAAGAGTGGAACCGGTATAAAGACTATTTACATTTTCTGTTATGTGAGCATTCTTATAATCTTCACATGGAATACCAAGGAAATCACACTTAACACGCAATAGAATGTCACGGCTTACAAGAATAGGATCTGGTTTACCTTCTTCACGATGTTGTTTGGTTAAACCACGGCATACATCAAGAATGTGGTTATCCTTATTGGAAGCATCCCAATCTCTTCCAAACTTTTCATCTTCATCAAAGACGAAATCGCTTATGGCTACAAGGCGGAGGGTGCCACCAGAAGGTAATGGAACGCCACGTTTAAGGGCACCCTGCTCATTATCTGTAATCATTTCCGAAAGGCGTCTGGCTACCTCACGGGCATTGGCACCAACTTCGTTTGTGCGGCTTTTAATTTTATCAAGTTCTTCTATTGTTGTGAACGGAAGAATAATCTCGTTTTCTTCAAAAGCGTATAAACTATCGGGATCGGTTAGTAGGACGTTGGTGTCCAATATAAGTGTTTTCATCCAGACTTCTTTCTTTTATTTTTCGTAACCTTTTTAACGTCTTCTTTTGGCGCAGCAGAAGTAAAATCTGATGGTTCAACATCAATTGCTTTTGCTACAGTTTCAACTTCTTTTTCTGAATCCATTTTTATTTGAGCAACTGAAGGTTCCATAAAAGGAATAACAACTTCTTCTGTTATGTTTGTTGTTAATTCTGTTATAGTAACATTTTCAGGTTCTAGCCATTCAGGATCTTTTACTGGCGCAACTACAACTGGAGTGGCTAAAGCTGCTCTTTTTGCAGCCGCTCTTTCTTCCATTTCACGATAGTAGTCAGCCTTTGTATATGGCTTTTCATCAAGACCTTTAAATAGTCCCATTATTATCAGCCTTTTTCTTCTGAAGTGGCAGCTACTTTCTCAAGTGCAACCATATCTTTCATGATCTCGGTTGCTGCTTTCTTAAGGGCACGGAATCCTGCACGTGCTCTGCGACCGGCTGCAACGTTTCCTTTAGTCAAATTCTTTGTTAGATCCTTGTCCAATTCTTCAAGGCTTACACGAAGGTCAGCCCAAGCTGCAAGGATTTCTTCTGCGGTTTTTGGTGTTTCGCTCATAAATTACTCCTCAACAATATATATGTTGCTGTTTTATTTTCGTAATTTATTGGGGCAAATTATGTTTGTCTAAAAATCAACCATTAGAAACCAAGGCATCCCATATGAATTTACCTGCTCCACCAAGAACTGCTGTAAGCAAAATCCAAAATATGCGATCAATATTCTGACGAGTCTTAACAATTGTGGTTAGCTCTTTAAGATCATCTCCAGCTATCTTCTTTAAGTTCTGTTCTGTAACTTGGATAGGCGCAATAGCGTTTTGAACTGTGTCTATCTTTTCAAGTGCTTTATCTATTTTACGATCACGTAATTCTTCAATATCACTTGAACGATGAATTCTCTTATAGATCCCATTGTCTGGATGATAGATGGCTTCATCAATACGAGCTAAATCTTTCTTGAATTCACCACTTTGTTCTCTTACATGGGAAAGCTCTACGTTAACTTTAAGAACTTCTGTGCGAATTTCTCCAACGTGTTCACGGAGAGATGCCATATCTCCCTGTAAACGATCAAAGCCACCATTCAAAACTTCTGCCTTATGAAGCTTCTCACTGATGCCTTTGAGAAGAGTTTCAAGCATCTCTAATTTGACTCTTTCAACTGACGTATTTTCGTTATCAGACATAAAGACACCTTCCCCTTAAGCTTTTAACTTACAAACCACCTCATATAAATATGCTACACAAAACTACATGGGCTAATAAAAACATAATCAATAGAAGTTTTCTTGATACCGCCGAAAACCTTGAAAATATCTACAAAAAGGTAGAGAAATCGCTATCTCAACAGCTATATTCTCTTAATAAAGATACGTATCACTTCATAATCAATCTCCTTCAGCCGAAAGACAGATTAGAACGTGCTTACTGTTCCCATATATTCAATATAGCTTATCAGACAGAAGTGATAAGCCAGGGAGCAGGACCAAACTCATTCGTATTTGCAAATTCTTTTAGCAAGTCCCTATTGGCTGGTGAAGACATAAAAGGAAACTCAACTAACATTGTGGAAGCCTACCAATTAGAAAGGGATAAGCTCTCTGATATCATTCAAAGAATTACAACCCCTGCTACCACAGAAAGTATAAAAACTTCTATATTGGCATCTGTCGGATATGATTCCATACTGTCTAATGTTATTTTGGAAGCAGTTAATCTAGCTGGACTTGAAGGTAAAGTTTACATAGAAAATGGAAAGCAAGATAGCTACCTCATAGAACAAAAACTTGGACACTCTTTCAAAGTAAATCCTTATCGTTTTTTCCTAAAGTCTAATGATAAATGGGAAGCCACTAACTGTAAGGTTATCTTAATAGACGGCGTTATAGAAGATGCTTCCGAGATAGAACATATCCTCATCAAATCATGTGAAACCAAAATCCCACTCATGATATTGGCTCAAGGGTTTTCTGAAGAGATTGTAGCTACTCTTAAAGCCAATGAAGAACGAGGCAACTTTGATTGTATTGCTATTCGTGTAATGCCAGACCTTGAAAGCATTAACGTTATATCTGACATAGCTAAGTGCTGTAATACAATGCCGGTAACAAGTCTCAAGGGCGATAGGTTATGTTTCCTAAACTATGATGAAATACCAATCGTAGATAAGATTCGTTGCAATCGTGCTGAACTTGTTGTTGAAAATAAGGCTTCCGGTGCAGCAGTAGCATCGCAGCTAAGATATCTTGTAGAAAAAAGACAGAATGAGCCGGTTGAAGATATTGTTAATCTATTAGATAAGAGATTACGAAGTCTTGTTTCTAACTCTGTCGTCATTCATCTTCCTAATATGCCTGCAAATAACTTGGATGACATTAGAGTTAAACTAGACAATGGATTAAGAGCTGTTAAAACCGTTTTAAACCATGGCATGATAAACCTAGACCTTCTCTTAGCTCAGATGGATAGAGGCTCTACAGACGTTTCTAGAGCCATTTATGATGGCATTAAGAGACTATCAGAAGAAAAGAAAGAGTTGCCAACTTTAAGCTTGTTAGCAACTCTTCATATTGTTGGTAAAACCATGTTGTTATTGCTATCAAGCAACGGCATGGTTCATTTCTCTAACTAATCAGGTTGTAGTCCCAGCAGTACCAACCGACGTTTGAGTTGATGCTGGTGCAGAACTTGTAGTTGTTGTTGCTTGCGTCTGCTCTGCAACTTTAGGATACTTCTTTACGTCAGACACATTTTTAAGCATTGCCAACAACTCTTTGATTTCTTTCATTTTTCCTACAACGGAAATATAATCGTTTACAAACTTAACAACTGAAGCAACATCATTTATTCCTGGTATTTCTAGAGCTTTTATTTGAGAATCTACAGCCGAAACAGCTTGCGGATTTTTTTCTACCGTATTAGCATTTGTTGCTGCTTGTTTCAATGAATTCGCTGTTACTTCAACCGGTTTCGTTGTTAATGTTTTCGGTTTATTTGTTGCAATTGTGGCTTTAGACATTGGATTTCTATTAATTCTTTTTTCAAGTTCCCTTTCTGGTGCTCGCTTTTGTTGAATTTCTGCCTCCGCCGTTCTTAAAGATATTGGCTGTTCCAATATTATTCTTTTTATAATGTTTATTGCAATGCTTCTTTGTTCTTGAATGTTTCCTGATTGTTGAACATTGCTTGCAAGAATGTTTATAAGATTTCCAATCTCAATATCTTTAGTCAATAAAGATTTATAGGTTGTTAAAAACTTACTAGCACTAGCAGCATCATTGACATTTGGAATTTGCAAATCTGCAATCGCTTTATTTAATGCATCTAATCTATCTTTTCCAATTTCTTGTTCGGTTGCTCTTGTAACGGCACCTATAGCTGTATCAATATCTTCGGATGCAATATCATTTTCTTTAGCTGCTTCTGTTTCGGCTGCTTTAGATGGATCATCTACTGCTTTTTTAGTAGGACTAGAACGAACAGGTTGAACATCTGCCGTTGTTTCAGAAGGTGCATTTATTTCTTGTTTTTCTAACTTATCATCTATATTTGTTTTAATCGAAGCAAAATTGCTTAATATGTTATCTAAATCTTCAAAACCCTCAGTTAATGCAATTTTTTCAACGTATGTTTCAAACTCATGCAATAAGTTAAATTGATATTTTAAACTTTCAGACAACATGGTTTTATTTGGCATTTCTGCAAAAAGTTTAGTTAATGCATTTTCTTTAACCGGTTCTTGTGTTTGTGGGGTTTCTTCAGATGATTTTTTTGCCAAAGCTACTAGTCCATTTATTATATCTTTAGCGGTTAAACCTGGTGGTAAATTGGTTTTAAAAAGACGCCCAAGTTTTTGTCCTACACTATTAACCTGTGTTGTTAATAACTTCTGAATATTGTTAATATCTTCATCTGTTAAAGGTTCTTTATACTTACCTTTAGCGGCATTCCATGTTTGACCCAATTTCTCAAATATATCTATCAATTGTTTTCCTTGAGATATGGCACGTTGAGTAGGGTTTCTTAAAGGGTTCCATCCAGCAAATTTAGCGCCTGATTCTGCTTTTTTAATATTTGCTTCTAAAGCTTTTAATCCTTTGATTAGATTAGCAGTTTCCGGAACATTCGGAATTACATTTTCAATTTTTTTTAGATATTTATTCATTTCCGCAATGTCTTGAGGAGTTGGACCGGAAAAGCGCCCTGTTAAACCTTTACCGGCGGCAATACCTGCTGTAACAGCCCCAGCAACAGCAGAACCCAAAACAGTCCCACCAACAGCAGCAGCAGTTCTTGCCGCTCCTGCTTCACTCATTCCTGATTCTTCGGTATCGTTAACAACCATTGGAACAGTTTCAATCCCAGCCAATTCTTGCAACTCATTGCAAGACAAACAACATAATTGTTTTGCAGCTTCATTCCAATCTAGATTTGGCATATCAAAGCTTTTATATGCACGTCTAAACAAGGTTCTTTCTTGATCGTTTGGTTTTAAAGCGGCTGCCATCGATCTTTTAATTGCTTTAATATCATGCTTCTCGTCAGATATTTCATTAATCTTTGTATCTCCTTGTGCTAACGCTATGCGAAAAGCTGGAGTTCTTAAAAGTGCTTTAATATCATTACTGAAAAAGTTAGATAATATATTATACATGATACTCATACGCTGAAGCATATGAGCTGCCGAACGTGAACCAATTTTGCCTGTTATAACAAGATGAAGACCATTTTCTGCATCATTAAGGATTTTTGCTATAGCTGGCAACTTATCACGATATGGTCCAAACTTGTTATCAAATCTTTGAATTGAAGAGTTCAAACGGTAGATAGCATTACGATTAAGTCTTTCATTAATCAATATAACGTTTTCTTCAGTCCACGTCTCTGCGGCTTCTATAAAAATTTGCTCTTTAAAGTGTTTATATTCTGAATACTCTTTGCGAATATTGGACATGGGTATATCTTTCTTTAATGATAGTATATGCTTTTATAAATAGTAATCGACATTATGACTACAACTAAAACAGTAAGAACAATATCAATTGAAGACTTGTATGAACAAGATGCAGAAAAAGATATTGTTTTGGATTCTGACCATAAGAAACAAAACGTTTCAAAAGAAGAATTAAGAGAACTCAAGAAAGAAAATCGATTTTATCTTCCTGTAGTATATCTTAATCACATGGATATGCATCCTCCAAAGCCAAATTCCCAAAGAGAACATTGGACAGATAAAAAGGCTATGGAAACTTGTCTTTCCAATTGTTGTGGCATACCTGGAACTAAAGCTATGTGTTGTAGATTAAATCCAGATCAGCTAGAGCACGTTCTTGGACCATTAGATGAAAAGTGGATTAAGAAAATTGTTGAATGGTTTAAAAAGCGTGGAATCAATGTGACACGCCAAGATATAGTGATTGACTATGAAGAAGGTGTATTGATTGGAAGAAATTTCTTTAAAGGTCATGAAATTTTTGAAAAAAAAGAATCCTATCCAATTATGAGAATGCAAATTGAAGGTCCGCATTTTGCTTGTAAATTCTTAAATAACCTAAATGGTATGTGCAATATTTATCAGGAAAGACCTGATATGTGTCGTGGTTATCTATGCGGTTATGTAAAATCAAATTTCTTTGTGAAATCAAAAGAAAGACCAAATACATGGTCAAAAATCGATGTGCGTCCCGATGATCCCGAGGACGAGGAAAGGTGATTATGTCTCCAGCATTAAAAGAAACAGTTAACGATCTTGAAGAAGAAGTAGACATAAACAATACCTACAGTTCTCTCTGGAAATGCCCCGGTGCCAAGCATCGTTTTGAAACCTCTCAGGTCTTAGAACATATTGCGAGGCTACGCTATAACAAAGAATGCGAAATAGCTGTAGGCACAGATAGTCAACATCGTGGTAAATATCTCTTCTATATTACTGTAGTAGCCCTTTGGGAGCGTGGTAAGGGCGGAACATATTACTATAAATCAGAATATGTTCGACGCCATTCTTACGGCGATTCAAACCAAAAAATGAGAATGTTTGAAGAAGTAAGTAGAACTATAGAAGTTGCCAATATGATCATGGAACAAACTGGAATAAAACCAGTCTGTCATGTTGATGCCTCTGCGCCTATTAAAAAAGAATATACTTCCTCATTTTCCGAACAACTTAAAGGTTATGTAATATCCTCTGGTTATGATTGTGTTTTAAAACCCGAATCGTATGCTGCTAACTGTATTGCAGATAGACATACAAAAAGAAAACTTAGGGTTAAAGAAACAATTTGAGGAGACAATATGGATCGCAAACGTTTAGAAACAGCTATTGAAAAAAATATTCACGGACTTCTTAATGAAATTAAAGAATCAGCCGTAGATTTTACGGTTCTTACGGTTCGCAAGAAGCATCCGGAAATTGATAGAGAGCAACTTACTGTGGTTCTTGATATATTCCGAACTGCAATCGATAATGGATTTATGACTTCTATAGATCGATACATGGGTAAACTTGATAAGGATCTTACAGAACTTACGGATCAAGAAAACCCTTTGGATGCTGGGCTCTCTACAGGGAAAGACAGAACGCCGGGAAAATCCAAGAGAGCTCGGACGGTAGGCTGACCGAACTCGAGGAATATCAACAGCAAAAAAAACGGGAGAAATGGAAACGTGCCGCTAAATATTTTGGCGCTACTACTACCATTTCTTCCATAGCCTTTTATATAATCCAATTCTTCCTATGACCAAAGATTATGTAAAACATCTCCTTGAATGTAAATGCGTTCTTCCTCAATATAAGAACGTAGAACCACCTGTCTTTCATAAGTTCTTAGTATTCTCAGAAATTAATACGGCAGATGGTTCAGTCGTTCCATCATATGCTCAATGCAATAACTGCGGCGTTATTCATAAGATAAATGAAATAAGCAAAAGCATCGTTCTCCGTAAAGAGAATATGAATGCTCTATTAACCATAGATGATATTAAATCATCCTTACCTCCCAGATTAGCCTCTATATTAGAACAAAATCAATGTGACCTGCCATACTGGCAGGAAGCTCAGTTCATTATAGCTAATGGTCTATGGGGCAGGGGATTCAATCTTTCTCAAGAACGAGAAGGAACAACCATTATAGGAAAATATATTGTCATTCTTGGTGAAACCATTTATGATATTAAATCATTTGAAAGAGAAGAAGGAATGATATGACAGAGGAAAATAAAACTGGTGAATGGGATAGTCTCCTAACAGAAGAAGCACAAGAAGGCGAAGAATATATTCAGCCTAATATCGAACTTGAACTACCAGTTAGTAAACGTAAAGACTGTAGAGATATCGTTATGGAAATACGTAAGTTTGGCGTATCCCAACGTCAAATGCTTTATATCATCTATCTCCTATCTCTTGAACTGGAAGATAACAAAGCAATGAAATCAATTGTTAAAGCCATTGGAGAAAATAGAAAAAACGTCCCAGTATCTCCAACACTAGAACGTTCTAACACTCCTTCGCTTATTCTACCAGGTAAAGATTGATATCACATAACACCTGGAATCATTGGATTACCACGAGCGTCTGTTCCCAAAAGGATCAGGCGCTTTTTTGTTCCATCAGGAAATGTATATTCACATTCTCCATATAAAGACCTCTGACCGGTGCTTTCCATCCAGATTTTACCATTCTCCATTCTATCAAGCTTGCTTTTGCGAACCGTCCCATCTTCATTCAAAAAATGCAAATAATGCATGAACACTTCTTGATATAGTTGATTGCCAACATATCCATTTACACGCACAGGACGAAACACCCTTTCAACACCAGATGCCATTTTTCCAGTTAACATAAACTCTCCTAATCTATTCCATTAAGATAAAGATTAAGTGATAGACTGTATAACTGTCGCAGAATAGTCAGATGTGCTATCAGCATCGTATGCTCTTACACGATAAGAATAAGTTCTTCCCAAGACAACATCACTATCTTCATATTCAAATTTGTTTGCTCCAAAATTTGCAACTTCTACCCAAACCTTTGTATTGGAAGCATATCTCTCAACTTTGAATCCTGTTGTTGATGCTGCCGCATTTTCCCATGTAACTAAAATATACGTATTATTTGGACTTGTAGCCGCAACGTTAATTGGAGCACTTAGATATGTTTTAGCATCTGATTCATTACTATAACTTGAATTTCCAATGTTATTATATGCAAATACTCTATAGTAATATGATGTAGAGCCATTAAGACCGGTGTCACTATAACTTGTCTCTCCTGCTTGAGCAGTATATATTGTTCCCCATGATGATGAATTGCTTGGATCTGTAGTTCTTTGAAGTTTAAATCCAACTTCATCGTCAGAGTTGTCTGTCCATGTTAGATTAATCTGAGCTGAACCTGCAACTGTAGCAACTAGATTACTTGGAGCATCTGGAACTCCTGGCAAACTCAAATTCAATACCGATGAATATTCTCCATCTCCAACTGCATTATATCCCTTAATTCTATAAGAATAAGAAACTCCTGGTGCTGCCGTATAATCTTTGTAGTTAATTTCATCAGCAGCTATATTTGCTAATACTGACCACGTGTTACCACCATTATCGCTTCTTTCCAAGATATAACCGGTTTCATCCAATAGGTCGGACCACATAAACTCAATGTATCCGTTTTGAGAATCCTCAAAACCAATGAATTCAGATGGTGCTGAAGGAGCAACCATTGTTGTAACATCTATAATGTTACTATAACTTGATTGACCGTTTATATTATATGCCCTTATACGATATTCGTATCTTGTGCCAGAACCTAAGTTTTCATCATCATATGATGTGGTTTGTGCTGCAACGGTTGCAATTTCAGACCAAACTTTACTACCATACAAGCTTCTTTCAATCTTAAATCCATTTTGACTGCTTAAATCGTAATTCCAAGTCAATCCAATGTTAAGACCAGAAACTGTTCCTTCAAGATTGGTAGGAGTTTGTAGATTAGTGGTTGCTTCTGCTGTATCGCTGTAACTTGATTCCCCAATGTCATTATACGCAAATATTCTATAGTGATATGTGGTAGAATGTGTCAATCCAGTATCTGTATAATTTGTCTCGCCTTCTAAAGCTGTATATACATTGTTCCAAGAGCTAATACCGTCCAAACTTCTCTGTAACTTGAATCCAACTTCATTGTCTGAATTATCTGTCCAAGATATGGAAATAGAAGTATCAGAAACAGTATTAGCTGCCAAGTTACTTGGCGCCAATGGAACTGAAAGTGGCGATAATGATATTATATTTGAATATGCAGAATTGCCAACTGCATTATAAGCTCTAACACGATAAGAATATGTTATTCCTGTAGTTACGCTATAATCTTTATATGAAGCTTCATCTGCTAACGTTGTAGCAATTTGTGTCCATGTTGCTCCAGAATCATCACTTCTCTCAACTTTGAATATAGTTTCGTCTAGAGAATTGTCGTCCCAATTTATATCAATGCGTGATTCTGTTATAGCTGTGCCTACCAAATTCGTAGGAGCATTAGGAGTAGCCATTGTAGTTGCAGATATCGTATTTGAATATGCAGAATTGCCTATTTCATTATAAGCTCTGATACGATATTCATATTGAGTTGCAGATGACAAGTTGGTATCTGTATATAAACTAACGTCAGAATTTACGGTCGCTATCTGCTGGAATACTTTACTTCCATACAGAGAACGTTCAATCTTAAATCCATTTTCAGTTCCAGAATTGTCTGACCAACTTAATGTTATATCCAAACCAGAAACTATTGAGTTCAATCCACTTGGAGCAACAGGCGCATTACGTAATGTTGTAACGCTTTCAGTAATTGATTCAGAATTGCCGCCTGTATTATATGCATACACTCTATAGTAATATTTTGTTCCAGCACTTAACCCTGTATCAGTATATGTTTCGACGTTTGGAGTTGCTAATGTTGCAACAGTTGTCCAGTTAGTCGCATCCAAACTTCTTTGAACTACATATCCATCTTCATTATCAGAATTATCAAGCCAATTGAATTCAACTTCAGTTTGAGATACGTTTTTGATAATCAAATTAGATGGACCAGTAGGAATCTTTGGTAATGTGGTTGCTATATATTTTGTTGTCGGAGAAGAATCTCCATATGAGTTTCTGGCAACAACTCTATACTGATAAGAGGTCGCTGGACTTAAACCAGTATCCGAATAACTAGTAACATTTTCATTAACGCTAGCTACTTCTGACCACAAAGTTCCATTCAAACTTCTTTGAATAACGAAAGAAGCTTCGTTATTTGAATTATCATTCCAGCTTAACAATATTTCATTCTTGCTAATAACAACAGCAGTTAAAGCACTTGGTTTAGCTGGAGCTGCTACTGGACGGATATAAGCAGAATTAACAAATTTCAAACTTTCTAATGCGTATTCATCGGAATCAACGTCTAAATCTAATATCAAGACGTTTTCAGGATTGAATACGTGTATGTGATACTTGCTAACACTATCAACAATTAATTCCGTTATTAATAGTCTATATCCTGCTCTTATCTCGCAGTCACTTAATGATAATACGACAGTATTATTGACAGGATTGAATATGTTAATTGTCCAGTAGTTATTAGCCTCGTCAGTTATAACTGGCATATAATACATCTTATCCATTTCTATATTTTGATAAGAAACGAAACCAGATGCATTATAACTTGTTTTTGTATGTCTTTTTAATGGATATGCCATGAACTTAAATATCAGCGACAATAACTATCACGCAATAACGCACGATCACTCTCGCTGAATTGTATCATATCCATATTTGTTACGCCTTCTTGAGTCGGATACATAATAGAACTTCTGTAATCATCATGTGCTAATCCAAGTGCATGACCTAACTCATGAACCAATACTCTTCTCAATATTGAACCAGGTGCATATAACTCTATATTGGCTCTCATGTTGCCATTAATGTCTCTTATATGGCTTGTTGAACCACCACGCTCATTACCACCACCAAGAGCACCTTCGGTTCTTATATTAATATCAATCCCGCCAGTTGGAGCATATACCAATACCTCACAACCAACTTGACCATTAATCAAACTTACGGCTGAACGAACAGCAGACTCTTCTCCGTCTGCTCCAACCATTAAAGGAGAATGATTCCAACGAACTGGTTCACCACCCTCGGTGCAAGAATAGTCGGCTATGCCACCTCTACTCCAACATATGTTCATCATTCCAGCTTCTGAATGATTGGTTGCTCCGTATATTATTCCTACTACAGCACCAACTAACAATATCGAAAACAATACGATTTGAACTATGGTTCCTTTATTCATGTTATTACCTCTATACACTATTATAGTTCAGTTAGTTTCGTCTGTAATCCAAAAAAATAACCAACCAAATAAACTCAATCCAATCGCTGCATAATATAATGCTATCTCTATAGGCATCACACAAAAAGCACATCTTCTTCTTCATCTTGACTCATTATAGATGAAGGCGGCGGGGAACCATATGAGTTACTATCACTACGATAATAACCTTCAGCTACTCCTGTAGTAAATCCATAATCTATCAATACAGGACGACCATCTGCTGTCTTACCAAAGTGATCCGTAACTATATCGCCCATTTCTAATGAATGTCCACCAAGACCCGTATCTGTTAAATCTACAAGAGCTAACAATCCCTTTGGCGGATTCTCTAAAAACTTTCTAAAAGCTTCCTTGTCTTCATCAAAATCTGGATCACCATCTCCAAGATCATCACTATCATATCTTCTTTCTATAACGTCTTCAACATTATATCCCAGATTATAGATTGATCTTAAATCTTCTATTGCTTTACGTATTTCATAATTCCAACGTTCAGATAAATTCTTTGGTATTCCTAAATCTAACTTGAGATCCGTGCTACTCTCATATATCTTTGCTACTTCCATTACAGACCAATAATAGTTTGGATCTGTCTCATATACTCGAGCGCCAATATATTTTAATGATGGATCTCTGGATACCTCATGCTCGGCTTGATTCTGGGCAACACCCTTATCATTCAATGCTATCTTCAATACTTTACCGGTAGATAATGCATACACAATGCGGGAACTGCCAACTCCCATATATGGAAGCTTGTATTGTCCATCAACCAGGTTTCTTATTTGGCGTCCAATGCTTTCCGGATATCCATACTTCTCAAACTCTGGCATCTTCTTCTTAAGAATATCCAATGAGAAACCACGAAGCGCACCTTCATCTACATTCTCTAACAAATAGTTTAATAAGTTCTTGAGTTTCATAGCTTTAAATATTTTCAATAGAATTCTTCTGCCACGGCTTCCGTGAAACCATAGTCTATCAAAACTATACGTCCATCAGCAGTCTTACCAAAATGATCAGATACTATGTCGCCTGTATCTAAATCATTATTATGAACCAAATCCGCTATCTTATCAACAAATGGATGCGGATTTTCTAAATACTTCTCAAGACGCTTACGTAATACAATCTCTTGTCCACGGGGCAACTCTGCCAACTTATCTTGTATTGATTCTGTAGCTATACCATCAGAACGATCAGATAAAAGCTCATTAACAATATCTCCGATTGTAAATGTTACTCCATATGCAGTAGGTATTCCAAGCTCTTGCTCCAGAGATGCCTTATAGTTACTATATGGATCCTTAAACGTCTTTGCTATCTCCATGACAGACCAGTTAAAATCCGGATCAAAATCAAATACCTGTGCCGCTACTTCTTTCGTAGAAGGATTGGTCCATACAGATACTTCTGCCTCTGTTTGAGCAAGACCTCTTTCATCCCTGGATATCTTTAATACCTTGCCAGTAGACAAAGCATATACAACTCGGGAACTTCCTCTTCCCATATATGGTAGATCATACTTCTCGGCAAGTTGAGACAATCCATATGATATGTCTTCTATATATCCATCTTCTGCTTTTAGTCGCTTCGTTTCCTTCTTCAAGATATCCAAAGAAAATCCACGTAAGGCAGATTCATCCATGTTCTCAAAAAGATAATCTATAAGTTTGTTAAGTTTCATGTGTTTTTCTCCACAATCATCTCCGTTAACTCTATACGGGATGGTTCTATGTCTTCCATTACAGCAGCAGTCCCAGTTAACTCTATAGCCGCCCTGGATATATCATTCCCAGGTTCTCTTAACCATTCAAACTCTAACTCACCATTAACACTCTCACCAGTTTCTGGATCCATCAAATCCCAGATTATCTCCGGTGTCTCTTCTTCATCCCAATATATACTATGATCCGTTAAACGACCATCAAAGTCTACTAACCCAGGTATGTCCGCTACTAAATCCAATCCACTAACGTCTACTTTCAATATAACGCCATTTACATATCTTCCAGGCTTACGAGATATAAAGATCGGCGTTATACCTCCATACGCTTCTGGCATCCATTGCAATGAAGCACGGCTCTTTCCTTTACCACTTGGATTTATTCTCAATCCTTCACGAAGGATCTTCTCCGCATTCTCTCTTGATGTGGTGTGATACCAGATATCTTCGCCCCCGCCAACCCCATTTTCAAATAAATCGCCCTTTTTTGCATTTTTGCGCTTATTGGCATGACCTTCTAACGTTTCTTCATCCGTTAAATCTTCAAGATTACCATATCTCATAGATGCATCGCCTAACCAACGATCTACTCCACGAGCTATAGCATACTCTCCAGTTCCTTCGCCACCAACTATAGCATGAATAGGAACCAATCCACCACGATCTAATAAATGCTCTATCAAACGATGATAGCCATCTATTAACTGATACTTCCCATCCTCTATCTCTGCTACTACTATAGGTCCAGAACTCTCCGAACATCTATTACGATATACACAGTGCTCATATGCATCAAATAGACTATCACGGTGAGCTACAAGGTTATCTATAGATAACATAAACGGACGCTGGGAAACCGTTTCCTCTTCCAATAAATATCCCAATAATGTTTTCAGATTGTTTCTCATGCTGGATCCCATCCCCATTCATACATGCTATTACCATCAGTATATAAGTCTCTCGCATATACCGTCTTACTTAAAACTTTATACTCTCCACCTAATGCTCCCTCACCATGCTCTACTACATAAGGACGATAGATAGATACCCAATCACCAGGATTTATATCCTTTATCTTGCTAGGCCGGGAAACATCGCCCCGCTCTAAATCTGCCTTCAACTTCTCCTTACGGGCATATATCTCGTCAAATGACATACTTACGCCCTTCGGTGCTCTGCCCCTTCTTAACATCTGTTTCAGATATCCCTCTAACTCCGCTATCTCTTCCTCTATCGTCTTCATATCTGGAACAGAACGATATATCTTTATCTTACTATTAGGCTTGTTGTGATAACTCCGGATAATACTCATTACCGTAATATCTCCAGGTTCACTCGCTCCATAGTATCTTGCAGCCGTAGCTACTGGCAATGTATATATATCGTCCGGATACACGTCCTTGGTTACGTCCCAAAGCGGCGCCCCATTTGTCTTTCCAGGCGCCCGGTGAACACCACGATAGTCTTCTTCTTCAAGTAAAAAGTTTATTAGATTCGTTAGTTTCATACCCACTTAAATAGCAACGGAAAATTTCCAAAAAAATTTTTCCCAAAAAAATTTTGCAATAAATATTCAGTCCCTGACCCGGAAAAGTCAATTCCCAAAAATTCCAAAAAAATTTTTGTGTGTGGGTATGGCCTCGTCCAGCACAACGAGAGCCCCACACATCTTGTAGGGGGGTAGCCCCCCATCAAACACAGGGGGGGTATAACAGCCCCCTACCCCACCCCCTTTAGAACTTATTTAGGGGGGTTAGGAGATATCTCTACTACTGGCTAGCTATAAACTATTGGGGTGATATAGTCCGAAGAGTTTGTTTAGTGGGGTCTTGTCCCTAACTTACTATATACTACCTTATATGACCCTATCAAATATGCCCCATTATTGCACAAGGGTTTAAAAACACGTTATAAATGCGGTTTTAGAGGAAACTGTTGATTTTATTGGGATATTTTAAAACAGTAAAAAGCCTTGATAATATGAGGGTTTGTGGGTGTGTCGTTTGTAAAATATAAGGATATTTGATATAATCAATACATATCTTCGAAGAAGGTTTCAGCTTCGTCTAATAGAGCCTGTTCAACGTATTGTTTAGGATCGAAGTTTTTATATAGATTAGCATTAGGGAACATGGATGGAACTAGTTGAATGAAACGTAAGTGATTGTTTTTTAGTGCAGTAAGCCCTTTAGGGGATTTGATTTGATATTTGTAAGCTGTTGGTATTTTAGCAAGAGCGAGTTCAGCTTTCTGTTTAGTTTTATCTAGTTGTGATTGGAGTTTAGCGATAGACTTTGGATCATCATTGAAGTCAATAGCATCTTGTAGTTCTCTTTTGATAACAGAGAGTTTAGAGATAATATTAGAGAAGGAGCGGCTTTTATTCCAGGCTTCAGCGGGTAGAGAGCAAAAGGAGTTATCTGGATTATAGTCAATGATAGAGGAGAGAAGTTGTTTATTAACGTCGGGTCTATTATTGAGATAGAAGTCCCAGACTTTAAGAGCTTTATTAGAGATAGAGTTTCTATCAGCAATAAGGTATTTTGGATATATTTGAGATAGTACTAGATCATATATTAGAGGACCGTAACCAGATAGAGCTGCGCTATTTTTAACCTCATAGGTATTATTGTCGCAATCATCATTTGGTTCAAATCTGACATATCCTACTATAGCGTTTTGAAAGGAGATAACATAGTTTTGTTTATTTTTTTTATTATTGTTAACGGCGGTTTGAGGGTTATATAGTATGATGAAGTTATTAGAAGTATACGCCGCAAGTTTTTCTGATATGGCTTCTGGAACAGATTTAGCTGCTTCATCTATATCTTCATCAAGGTATTCTAATAGCGTGGATAGATTAGTCATATGATCACCGTCTTGCGTAGTGTTGTTTCCAGACCTGATCGTCTAGTCCGTAGTCAATGAGGACGAGTTGTTGGGAACCATTACGATTGACTACACCCCAAGAGGAGATACGATCAATGTCACCCATCTCGAGGTCATGGTTAACGATGATATCTACTAGATCGGTAATGAATGGTGTTTCGGAGAGTTGATCAAAAAGTTCTCTATCTTTAAGATACCAGTAAGAGGCTACTGGTTGACGTTTATCTTTATAGTTATCAACTAGTTCTCTTACGGTTTTGATAACGTCTTTCATAGGATACCCTACGATAGATTGGAAGTCGGTAGGTTTAGCCCTTCTAGCTCTTTCAGATTCAATCCATACGTAATCTGGGTCATGGTCTTTAACGAGAGCGAGAGGAGCATTAGCTGGCATGAAATCGTCAGAGGAGATATTAGCTTCTACTCTATTTTGAGCTAGTCCTTTTTTATTCTTAGCTACTTTAATGACGGTATCATTATCAGCTATAAAGGCAGCTCTAGAGGAACCAGCACCTAGTTTATCTAGACCATGTGAACGTAGGTATCTAGCTTTAGCAGCATAGGAGGGGAGGTCTTTGAATTGGTTAATGTCGAAGCCTTCTGGGTAGTTAGCTATTTCAAGAACGTCTTCGTATAAGCCGCCGATATTTTCTGTTAATAGATAAGAAAGGATGGATTGTAGTTTCATATCCATTAAATATGATTGTTTAGTAGATAGCGCCAGAGCTTTTCATAGAAGAATTGACCTATAGTAAGGACTATAGTTAGTATGATAGTAAGTGATAGAGATAGGTCTGCTCTACCTGTAAAGAGGTAAGTGGTAAACATGGAGATAGGGATAGAGATAAGTCTCCATAGGAATACTTTGAGTAGGTCTTTTTGAGATTGGTTCATAATAATAGATACGCCGCAAATAAGAAAAGACCCAGCCGAAGCCAGGTCTTTAAGGGAAGATTTATTTAGTTTAGAGGATCAAACCTCAAAGTGAACGCCGGAGGAGTTGATCTCATACGTATAGCCAATTCCCGACTGACCAAAGCGATTCTTCTCCATGCTGGCGAGGCGCTGCCCGTAGGTATCGCTCTTACGATCCGTGTCAACCGAAAGGTGAAGGTGAGCATCAACGATATGGCGGATAGCTTGCTTACCAGCGAAGGTTCCGTCCTTCGTAACCATACCGATGATCATGGCAACGCCGAACGTCTCCTTAGCCCATTGCGTAAGGATCTCGGTAGCGTTGACCTCCTTGGAACCCTGCGAGGGACCACGACCACGCTGCCCCTTCTCACGATCAACCTCAACGCATTGCAGCGAGTCAACGAAGAGGAAGACCTGCTTACCGGGATTGGCACGCTGAACAGCCTTTGCCTTCTTCACGATATCCTGTGCAGAGGACTCATAGGAAGGGATAAAGCCATTCTCAAGCCCGAGACGGCGCACGACCTTACGAACCTGATAAAGCGATTCCTCGCCGGTATTGTAAAGAGCGATATGACCCGCACCCGTGATAGCATCGGCAAGCTGGAGCATAAGGGTAGTCTTACCAGCACCGGGAATGCCAGTAACGATAGCGGCGGTAGACGGAGTAATGCCGTCGCCAGCGAACAGGGCGTCAATATGAGCGAACCCGGTATTAACGTTTTCCTCAAGCTGGGCGGGAACGTCAATATCAAGAATGTTGGTGGTGGTATTGACGGAGGGCTGACCGAGATTGAGCTTCATGGATTCCTTGATTCCTTAACTTTGTCTATACAGGATAGCAGAGGTTTTGGAATATTTAAAGGTATTATTTTTGCCTTATTTTTAAGGGTTTTATTGAATATGGGAATATTTATGGGGAGCGAGGAGAAGTTGTATGAATAAAATAAACGCTGCTATAACGATAAACATTGCTGAACCAACGGAGAGTTTTTTTACGAATGGTATTAAGCAAAATGCTATTATATTAAGAGATTGTTTGATAAAGACAGACGTTATAAATGAATGTTACTACATGAACTTTGGTCCACAGAAAGACGTTTCCAAATCACCTTGGAAGGAATATGAAAAGTGGATCATTAATGACTTTAAAGAGGCATTAGAGAAAGTTCAATTGTTCATAAACGTTAATATATTCATGGGCGATGGAGAGATACAAGCAGCACGTGAGAAGGGTGCAAAAGTAATCAATCACGCAATGGGTAATGAATATTATGGATTCCTTGAGAACGTTCTATTCAAGACTGATCATCCAAGCATTATTCGTAAGGTAAAAGGATTGGATGGTTCATGGATATCTCCGCATCTATATGAGAACAACAAAGCTTTGTTTGAAGTAATGTATGATGCACCGGCAGAAATTGGACCTTATATATGGTCGCCTCGTTTCTTAATGCATCACGTTGAAGAGTTGAAGCTTAAGGGATATCCAGAAGTATATCAGCCAAGTGGTGAGCCACAAAAGAGAATATCTACCTTTGAACCAAATATTGGTATGAACAAGACAGCTATCTTTCCGATGATTATAGCTGAGAAGTTCCATGAGAAGTATCCTAATGAAGTTAAGAAGTTCAGTATGTTTGGCACCGCCCACATAAAGGATAAAAAGTCATTCTTAAGATTTGCATTAGACCTTCATGTTAATCGTGCAAAGAAAATGTTCTTTGAGGCTCGTTATCCTATTACATGGGCGCTTCAAAAGCATACCGACATTGTTCTTTCTCATCAACAAGATTGTGACTTGAACTATCTTTATTTTGATGCCGCTTGGTTAGGTTTTCCTGTTGTTCATAATGCAGCAATGGTTCCAGGGTTAGGCTGGTATTATCCAAGATTTGATGATGAAATGGCAGTTAAACATCTTCACGAAGTGATAAAGGTATTTGATAAGGTGCCAGGATATCGTGAAGAGTATCTTAAGAACTCAAGAGAATATATCTCTAAGTTCTTACCAGAGCATGAGAGAAACGTTAAAGGTTATAACGATCTGATTGTAAAGTTGTTTAAGAAAAGCTGAAAAACAAAAAGCCCAGGGAAACCTGGGCTTTATTGTTTAATATTTGGTTTGCTTACTGCTGACTTTGGATTAGAGGAATGATCTGATGATGGTAATACCGCTTCTTCATCTTGCCGTTATTGCGCCTAATATCTTCTTCGTTGCACAATAGGATCTCTGTCATTTTTGGATTTACTTTTACGACCAATCCCCGAATGATTACAGTTGATTCAAGCACCGCCACATAGTCTCCTACCTTCGGCTTAACATTTCCGATACAAGCTTCTGCTTGTTCCTTTGTCGGGAATACGTGGCTCAACGGAAAAGAAACGAACTGGTCTGGTTTCTCAAAATATAGGCTTTCTACCTTAACTCGCATGATTGCCCGATTAATGCCCAGTTCCTCCAAGGTATATTCATAGACGCCTTCATGGTATCCGATCTTGGCAACATATACCTTATCGCCGGGTTTCATGCATGGACTCCACGGGCAAGCACAATAGCATTCTTCTTATGGTGCCTGGACTTCATCTTACCATTGTTATGCTGGATATCAGCATCATTGCCAAGCAGCATTTCAAACATGGTATCAGTGGTCTTAACAACCAAGCCCTGACGATATGTATTCCACGAGGCTACCGCAACAATATCACCAACCTTCACACCAAGCGTATTTGCAAAAGCCTTTGCTTCTGCCTTTGTGCGGAAAACGTGGGTTAGAGGAATGGGGAACAACTCCCCTTCGGGAGCATCGTCCCATAGATCCTTCGGCATATGCAGGAAGGCATGATCAATACCTGCAAGAGCAAACTTATATTCGCCCACCTGACTATTGCCAGGACGGACAGCGTAAACCTTTGCACCCTTACGGAAATTCATAATCAGATAACGTCGTTATGTAGAGCAATCTTTGCAATCCTGCGCTTACCACGATTGTTAAGACGCTTGGCAAATCCCTTGGTGCCACAACGGCAGCAGGAGCAGTTTAGACCACCGGGACCGATGATTGCCTTCTTATATGAGTTTCGCTTTTCCATGTTTTTATCGTTCAGCGGCAGAGGGTATTGTGTAGATAACTGAGCACCATCCGATAATCCTGATGGGTCAACACATAGGACGAGTGCCCGCCGAGACGGTCCAGAGTTTCATCATGCGAGAGGATACCCGAGTGCCAGAGGTTAAGAGCCTGACAGACCTCTTCCGTCCCGAGAAGGTTAAGAAGTCCAACCGAGCCGAGCATGGAGTAGATGTTCTTCATTCGCATATATACATGGTATCAATCGGATTGAATATTTTCAAGTAATAAAAAAGCCCTGATTTACAGGGCTTTTATCATGCTGCGGGTGCGATAGAGGCTTTTCTAGGGGACCAATGTTCCAGACAACGAGGTTCATACGTTTCTGTGCCGCCGATTAGAACCTGATCTTTTGAAGAACCGGGCTTACGATATGTTCTTGTGGCTGTATCACCGCAAACAGAGCAAGTAGCTGTAAGCTTGTGAACCTTATTTGCTTTTGCTAGCAATGCTGGCATAGAACCGAATGGTTTGCCATTGCTATCCATATCTAGACCTACGGCAACAACATCTATTCCTAATTCCAGATAAGCATCTATAGCATTGCCAATATTTGTAAAGAATTGAGCTTCATCAACAAAGATAATATCAATATCTTTAATTTGATCAAGACTTGGAATTTCATCTGTTGGCAATCGTAAAGCTTTAACCCCTGTTATTTGGTTAACTGATATACCATCATGTGAAACGATATCATCATCTGAGTAACGATTATCTATTAGAGGTTTAACTACAAGAGGACGTTTACCATTATCTATGGCGATGGTTAGTTCTCCTAGAAGAGAAGTTGTTTTACCGGCATACATAGGTCCGGCATAGACTTTTAAAATTGCGTTTTTCATATCTAGAATAGAATAACAAAAAGCGATTTAGTTGTAAACTTTTGTTGTCATATAAGATATTTAAAGTTTATACAGAGGGCTGAAAATGAAAAAACAACAAAACATGTTAGCAGAATCAGTAAAATATTCTCTTCTCGAGGGAAAACTTTCACGCTATAATAATGAAGTTTTGAATGAGCAATTCTTTCAAAATATCAAGCAAGGATTATCTGCTATGGGTTCGGCAGTTGGCAGAGGACTAGTCCCAGGCTATAAGGGTTATGGTGGTGCAACTACCTCCGATGTTGAAAAAGACATTCCAGAAATGAAAGCATTGGAAAATGGTCTTAAAACAGTAGCACAAAAAGAGAAGGCGCTTAAAGGCATGAGAATTGGCGATGTAGATGCTCTCGATGGAGCTCTTGACCAATATGTAACTTCTTTAGTTGATCTATACGGCGAGTTTAAAGACGTTGTTGATAATAAAGAAAAAAGAATGGCTTTGCCAGGAGTATTTGAGAAATTACAATCAACTTTCAAAACCGCACGTGGAACATTACGCCAGCTTCAACAAGCTGTAGCCGATGCTAATACAAAAATTAGCCAAGCTATTAAAGGTTCTGAACTTGGACAAAGCACTGTTAGCGTTCCAACACCACGAACCGGCATTCCAGCAGCTTCAAATGCTCCAAGAGCTGATATGCCAGCTAGAGCCAGAGGCGGATTAACTCGTGGAGTTACAGGCGGATTCCAGCCAACAATGGAAGAAAATAAAAAAGCAAAAAAACTTCCTTCGTTAAAGGAAGTTTGCAAGCTTGACTGATATTTAGAGTGACGAGAGAGCCGTATTTAAAACCCAGCCTCTCCTTTCTCCCCACAACACCCTAACATATACCCCCGTGAAGTCCGCTCCAATAATCATTGCGAGCGGATTTTCATTTTCTGGATAAATGTCGTTGGCATACTGCTCCTTATCAAAATCTGGTGAGAACTCATTTTGATCTTCCCAAAACATACTTGCAGAAGCACAAAAGCGAACAAGAGCACCAATATTAAGTTCAACAGTTTCAGTATCCATGTTAATCAACGCAGGTAAATCTCGGATAGAATCAAATCTAGTTCTTGGTTGTTTCTTGTTGCAGTAATCACATAACGATATAGGTCATGCATCTTATGAACGTTAGCCGGGATTACTTCCTTAATCGTATATGAGGTGCCGTCTTCAATAAAATCTGAAACGATTAGATTTGCTCCGGACTTCTTATCTGTCCCATAAGCAGCGCCTTTTGGCGCCCAAATGTTTCTAAAAGTTACCTGATCACCAACATCATAGATTGTCTTGGTTCCGCCACCAGCGGTCAGTAGAAGCTTCATATCAACTCTCACAATCCGGATAGCAGACTGTAGCGTATAGATCGTCGTTACATTCAATAGCCATATAACACTCACTACAACTCTGGAAGTTATCTACTTCTTGTTGATTAGGAAGACCGATGCAATAATCATAGCAAAGATCATATTCATATGTTCCGACGTTTGTGGGGCGGCAGGTATATTCCAGCGTGCTGCACAAATCTCTGCATTGAATCTGTTGCTGACTATAGCCGCTATTGCACCCGAGAAGAAAAATAGAAGTAATAATAACGTTTCTCATAACTTTATCCGGTATCTTGTTGTTAGCTTATATTCAATATTATCGTATTGAAATTGGTTTTTAAACTAAATACCAGCATTAGGATCGTCATAGGGACAACCACTATGCGGCGATACAATGTGAGCAAGACAATCCGGAAAACAATCGGGTGAAAACTTGCGTTCACACACTTGACGAATATGACATTGAATACAAGCTTCAAAATATTCAATATCTTGACGTGTGTATTCATCCAATGATTCATTGACAGTTAAGCATTGTTCAACGCAGCTTTCCTGATTATAATTTGTGCAACGATCAACTGGAAGAGAACAAGCGTGATCACAACGAGCGATAACTTGATCTGGTGTGATCAGATTTTCCTTATGTAAGGCTACTTCATTAGCACAAGCCGTGACTAACAGTAGAGGTATTAATATAAGGCGCATATTCAATTGTTAATGGCGTGTGAAGGACAGCCGTGGGAACGAAGCCATTGACGTTGACGCCCAGGTGATTGAGAAATATAGAGTGCTTGCATTTCCAAAGAACATTCATATCTCAAACGTGGTTCTGAAAGAATCCCACATTCATGATCTGTAACATAAAAATTACAACTTCTCCACATTCCATCCCTATCCAGATCAACCGTTTCGGGACGAATATTAGAAGGAACGCAACAGATTAGAGAAAAGGGAATTAAAAATAAAATAAACTTATTCATGGATCCATCCTTGTGGAAGAAGTAGCCTTAACTGCCTGGATAGCTTCTGAGCTAATAGAAACGTAATCCATGCGATTAGCATGACGCACGGTGTTTATAGAGAGGTCTTTAGGAACGGCGACAAGTTCTGGACGAGCGTTAGCATATACAGCCCAATAGAGGGCGTATATCTGTCCATTAGCGACGTTTCTAACCTCAGACATCGGGACGATGCTCCTTGTTAGTGAAGTGGCTATAAAGCAGCGGCGGGTGCTTAAGGGCTTGCATCATATACTGCATATCGGTAATTAGTGCCTCGGTATCTTCACCGTGAGCAGAACATGGTCCCTCAGAACAATATTCCGGATTACCCTCGGCGTCGTAATAAACCTCGTGGATAGCAAACCATGAACTACCATCAAGGTTCTTATGCTCAATAATTCTATAATCCCAAGTCATATCAAATCTCACGCAGGAGCAATACCACGCTGCCGCTCAAGTTCCTTAAGCTGCTGGTCAAAATCCTTAAACTGTTGGTTAAGTTCCTTATATGCCTGATCGCAGTTAAA